TTATGCTTTAATCTTTTCATTTTTATTTATAATGGTGTAAAATTCCTTTTTTATTAATTCATTCGGAATTTTATTTGGGCCTTCATATTCATGATACTCCTTTAGTATATTCGATATTAAGGATTCATATATATAATCTAAAGTTTCTTTTTTGAATCTTCTGGCCTTATCTGTTTGATTATTAATAATTAAATCATCAATACCTTTGCCATATTTTTCATTCCATTGTAAGTAAATTATTTTATACTCAGGAAACTTTTTTTCTATGGCATTTGACATCTTTTTTCCTTGTGTATATACTTGCAAATTACCAATCATATCAGCATCAAAGCAAATATATATTGGTATTTTTTGGTTTTTTATTCCTTTATACTGGCAATATAAATGAAATTTATTTATTGCTTCTTTATATTGCTGTAATCTTTTTATTTCTTCTATTACTTCTATTATTTTTCTCCATGTTGTTACTCCTTGTACACTAATTGCTATTACTCCTCTTTCTGCTAATTTTTCAGCTTTAAATCTCCCTTCTGTTATTGATAAGGTGGGATTATTAATTATTTGACTAGGATATACTACATCTATTGGACTTCCTGCTCCTGTTCCAAATTTGTATTTATCCTCGTTTTCCTCTAAATTTGCAAAGGAAGAAGAAAACCAAATGTATCTTTGATCCTGTTTGTTCCTTTTTTTATCTTTTCTAATTTGAATACCTACTATTTCTCCTTTAGTATTTCTTATTTTTATACCTATTCCTTTATATTGTGCAAAAGTATATTGATTCCTTTTTATATCAAAATAAAATCCTGGTATACTTTCTAATATTTTTTCATTATATCCACATTTATTTAACTTATCAACGAATTGATTCCATATCTTTCTTGTAGGGAATGTAAAATAATCTCTATTAATACGATGTGGAGCAATTTGTCTTTTTGTTAATAAATGAATATAATGTGCACTATATATATCACAGCAGCTTGTAAATATTTCATATACTTTATTTAAAGTATATGAATTTGCTTTAATGCTCTTCTCATTATTAGTTTTTACCATATATTTTTTTTGCATATTTTTAATTTCTTTTGCTTTATACTTTCTTTTAGAAAAATATTGTTCATATTCTACACTGCTAATAAGATTAAATTCTAGTCCTATATTAAATGCAGCTTCTACATAATTTACTTTATCATATAGTGCTATAAATTGAATTGCATCTCCACCTACAGTGCAAGTAAAACATTTCCATATTCCTTTAGATGGAGTTACTATAAAACTACCAATTTTATGATCATTATGAAAAGGACATATTCCCATATAATGCATACCTTTTCTTATTAATTGTATTCTAGTTCCTATAATAATTTCTAGAGATATAGACTTTATTTTTTCTATTAATTCTTCAAGAAATTGTTTTTTATTCATATTGATTTCCCCCTAATATTTATCTATTTAAATATTTCTTATTCCATTTAATTTTTTTAGCTATAATTAGCCATATAATTCATTCAATTAGTTATTATTTCAAAAAAATAAAAAGTGATAATTAGATATTTGATACCTAACTATCACTTTTATGTTCTCTATTATTTAATTTTATTACTTACAAATTATATATAATTTCTTATTATTTCAGTGATTTTATCTAAATCTTCCCTTTTAATAGCATTCCATGTGAATTTCTTAAGTTTATCAGCTAGATTATCATAATATTTATCTTTTTTATATTTTTCTATATCTAAGATTATAAAAGAAGATTCACCCGCTCCATTCACTTCTCTTAAAGTATTCTTAAAAAATCTCTTTTTTTTTGCATGCCTCAACTGTAATATATCTTCTACCCACTGCTTCTATTATTGTTTCTTCAATTTTCGATGTTCTCCCTTGATATATACATACCCAAACTTTTTGACCTTTTCTTATCTCCATAGTCTAATAACCTTTCTTTATAATAACTTCAACTCCTGCAGCTGCTATTTGAAATACAAAGCAAACAAAATCGATTAGCTTCTTTTTATAATTTCTATCAAGTCTGTTTCAAATAGTATAGAGGAATTTCCATCCGTATTTCCATCTTCATCTTCTAAATAGAAGCCTACATATTGATAATTTCCACTATCAAAAGTACCTATTCCATAATGCACTTTATATATGTATGTTTCTGCGTTATCTAATATATTATAAATATCAGGTGTATACTTTATTTCATCACCTTCTTTGATTTCTACACCCTTTCTGTCAGATAAGCCTGTCTTTCTAGTTGTACAAACATTTATTTCTTTTCCGTTTTGTATCATTCTATACACCTTCCTTATACCATATTTAATTGCTCACAATATTTGTGATTATCCTCCTATCTTTCATAATGATTTCAGAATATATTTGTATTGTGCACTAAGTTAACTCATTGCCTGTTAACTGATAATAACAAGGTTTTTTTATTTCTAATTTTTCAGCTTTATTTATATCAGTTGTTATTATAAAGTTTTCTATTAATTTATTTTTAGGTAAATTAAATATGTTTTCTGCAGCTTTAGGATTAACTATAATAGTAAAATCATAATCTACTAAAACCTCAAGCATCATAATTGCTGTTTCTAATTTGCATTTTTTCATTTTATCTTTTACCATTTTATTTTTAGGAAACTCTATAACTTTCATTGTTTTTAAATGCATATCTCTCAAAATATCCCTCCATATTTAAACTAAAAATTAAAGTAACCCATTTCTCTTTGCTTTTATAAGTTTAAATGCATTTTCTATAGATTTTGAATCTTTCTCCGTTACAACTATTTTTTCTTTATCAACATGATTATTAAGCCATACTGTTTCATTAATCCAATCAATTTCAATAATATATGGAATTTCTCCATAGTCTTTAGTCTCCATAGTTCTACCTCTACCTAATTAAATTCATATCATAAATTGTATAATCGCATCTATATATTAATAAATACTTACCATCAATTAATATTCCCGTACTTTTTGGAATGTCTGTAGCAAAATAACTTACATTATCTCCAACAAATGTTGCTAACGGTTTTCCATCTTGGGATCTTATTAAAATCACCCTTTTTTTCCCTGATGTAATATTCTTATAACTGTCTACAATATTTCTTAAAAATGGACGTGACTTGTCTTTATTAATAATTTCTGTAGTTTTTAATGTATCTTTCATTAAATCTTGTAATCCATCTTCTTGGAGAATTAAACTACTTCCAACGTGAATTATTTGATTATTACCAACTGTTATATTTAATACACTTGATTTTTTTATTGTTTCTCCCTTTTCATCCTGCTCTTTAAATTTATCATCTAAAGATATACTTATACTTTTACCCTCTATCCTATCTAATGGTTTACTTTCTTTGTCGTATGTTGTTATTATTGCATTCCTACCTTTAAAATGCTCTTGCAATTGTTTATACTCATTTCCCAATAAATTACAACCAGAAACAATAAATAACGAACTTACTAAAACTATTGAAACTATAATGCTTTTTATTTTTGTTTTATTCATTTTAAACATCCCCTTCACAATTATTTCATTCATAGATCTAATCTTTGAATTGTGGAATTAAATTATTTTCAACTGTTTACCTTTTTCAAGATGTAATTTTATTCTTTCCTTAGCTTCATTGCAGTGCTTCTTTTCTTTTTCTATACAAATATAATTTCTATTTGTATTTATACAAGCTTCAGCAAGCACACAACTTCCTGCAGTAAAATCTAGTACGGTACCTCCCTCATTTGTATAAGTTTTAATTAAATATTCATATAGCTCTACTGGCTTTTGATCTTTTATCTTGATTGTGTTATATGGAATATCTATTATAGTTGTTGGATATCGGTCTGTTTGACCTCCACCTTCCATACCTATTTTAGTCTTACCATAGTTGGCACCTGCGGTAGTGTGCTGCTTATATTTCTTTACTGGCTTATGTCCGTAAGTCTTCTATGGATTATAGACTGGTAACCTTTTATAAAATATAGGGATATCTATGTGTTGTCTTAAAGGCATCCTATTAGCATTTAAGAAATTTGATTTTTCTTTAGGCTTCCATATCCATGAATACCTGTAGTACTTTTTATTTGAAACTACTAACTCTGATGTAAATACTCCAGCTGCCATTAATGCTATAGATGCATTATCTTTTGCAATTCTATTTATCTCCTGCCACATTGGCTCAAAAGGAATTGCTTTGTCCCATTCATTATTAGTCATTCCAAATGGTAAATCTGATAAAACCATATCTATTGATTTATCATCTATTTTTTTCATAATTTCAAGGCAATTTCCTAAATAAATATTATTTACTTCTAGCAATATATCACCTTCTTTTCTGTCACCTTAATTTCATTTTTTCATGAATACTAGCCAATGTGTCTTTGCTCTTTTATTTCCCAATAAAGGTTTATAATCTATAACTTTTAATATATCTTTTATTTTTATTTGTTCTTCATTCCATTTAAAAATCAATATTCCGTGTTTATCCAAGACCCTCATGCACTCATTAAATCCTTGTCTTATATCTATTGGCCAATCACTATTTAACTTTCCATATTTCTTGGCCAACCATGAATTTTCTCCAGCCTTTATTAAATGTGGTGGATCAAAAACTACTAATTTAAAGGTATTATCTTTATATGGTATATTTCTAAAATCTCCTAGTATATCTGGCTCAATAATAAGCTTTCTTCCATCACATAATGTATCTTCTAACTCTCTGTTATCCATAAAAATAACATCCTTATTTTCTTTATCAAACCAAAACATTTTACTTCCACAACATACATCAAGTATTGGTTTTTGCAAATTTATCACTTCCTAACTATTGCACAATAATTTCATAGGTTATAAGATACACCTACGCTTGAATTGTGGCATTACATCATTGCTTCTAAATGTAATTCCCTATACATTTCCGATTCAAATACCCAATCTCCAATATCTTTATCTTCAAAGTCACAATCATGCGTATTGTAATAATATTTTCCATTTTTCAATTCAATGCTACACACTTCACTTTCAAAGAATCTATAATCTTCGTCTATCATATAGGCAATATCACCTAATTGAAATAATTGTTTTGTATTTTTGTTTACTTTTTCTATTAAATTCTTTAGCTCATTAAACTCTAAGTCAGGTCTTTTGGTATTACATAGAGCAATTATTTTATTTTTTTCCTTGTCTAAAATAAAAGCATCTGTAGGATTTTCAATTACAAGTTCATACTTTTTCATCCCCAATTCACTCCCTTACAATAATTTCATTCTTAGACCTATTTTTCAATTGTGACTTAGCTAAATCCTAAATCCAAAATTGTCCATTGTTGCCTGTATATCACCATTAAATTGAAAATAAGTATACAAGCTGCTTTCCTTGGTTGGTACTGCTCCAAAAAACTTTAATTGATTTATTAAATTACCTTCTTTTTTATTACTGAATTGAACTTCTGTTTTATTTTCACCTATTAATTTTACTTTCATTTTATCCCCTCCAAACTTACCATTTTATATCTTCTTTAAACATTTTATAAGTTAATAATACAAAATTATCTTTCAAGATGTTTACAGAAATTATTTCAAGATTTTGATTCCTTTTTATGAAATCTTGATAATCATACACTGCTTCTAACACTGTTACCCCTGTAAACAATTTTGTTTTTATCATTAATAATCACTCCATTTGTTTACTTTGTATTTATTTCATAGTTTTAATAACTCTTTGAATACCTTTTTTAAAAATTTAAGTTGTTCTTTATTGAAGTGGTCTTCCTTGAAACTATTTCTTGAGCCAGCACTTATAATAATTCCAATAGCAAAAGAAAGTTCCTCAGTATTAAGAGTATTAAAATCTAATAAGCAAGGCTCTGCATATATAGCGTTCCATATCTCATCTTTTCTTTTAATTGATATCATTTAATTTTCTCCTCTCTAACTTTTATTAGATTTATTTTGCAAATTAATCTAAGTTTTTACTTATGCCCTGTTTTTGTCTTAGAATTCTTGTTTTTAATTAATATACTGGTATTATAATTTTTATTATAAAAAACACTAGTAAATTTAATATTAAATTTACTAGTGTTGTATTTTTTTACGATAAAAATTATAATATAGCTAAGAGAATAAAATTATGATATATTTTGTACCATCCCCAAATACTATTATTCTCTCTCCAAAAGAAGTTGTTGGTTATTTTTGGGGGTGGTAACTAGTGGATAGGGTAGACATAATAATACTGTCACTTATATCATTGATAGTATTAATTATAGTATTATCAATGGTTTTACCTAAACAAAGGAAATTACAATTATTTACATTAAATATAAATATCTTTTTTATAAAAATAAATTTAAAAATTTATTACAAAAAATAAAAAAGTGTAAATACATACCTTCACAAATGTATTTACACTTAAACTGAGAAATATATCATATTGTTAATAACTAACAACTTCTTTACCTACATTATACCTTATACATTTATTAAAGTAAATATGATATTAAACTATAACATAGCACCCTCCTAAATTCTATTGTATTACAATTATTGTATACAACTAATGAAAATTTTCATTTACTCTTTTATAGCCATAAAGTATATCTTATAATTTATTATAATCTTTTTCTATATCATATTAAATTTGTGTATTTTTAAATATCTTATTAGTACTGTTATAGTGAGTTTCTATATCTCTTGTTATCATTACTTTTGCATACCTACCAATTACTTGATCTTCGATTTCTGAAATATCGTTTTAGTTTTTCTTAACAACCTGCAGTTCAAATGATCCTTCTCTATCTCCTGGTAAAATTAAATAAGATTCTCCTAAATCTGACAATACTTTTTAGAACTATAATCACGCCTACTATTTGAAGTGTTTTGTTTTTATAATCATATTTAGAATATCATGAATGATTGTCAAGCTTCGCTTCTAACATTTCTTTAAATGTATTCGTAAATAAATCCTCTAATGTTTATTAAGCATCTTTTGCACTTGTAGTTTTAATTGTTTAATAAATTCTTTTCTTGAAAAAGACATAATCTGTGAAAACCCCATAAAAATAATATAATAATCGAAACTTTAATTTATACAATATAAAATCATAAATATTTTATCATTTATTAATGTCTATTTTATCTAAGCTCTCAAATCTTACTAAATTATATTTCCTATTGCGAACCCTTAAACCTCTCTATTAAAAATTATAGTATTCTTTTTAAAAACATCGTATTGCTATTTAATATAAAATATTTGGGATAGTAATAATTCTGCAATCATTATCCTAATTACTATCATCTATTTTCTTAGCATACTTATCTCTTATTTTTTGTACTAAAGTATTTCCCATCATTCCTGATTCACTATATTATTGTATCTCTATTATTTATTAGCATTTTCAATAGCAATTATTGACTTCATATTTTTAATACCAATATATAATAATTTTTTGTACATAAGATATATTCAAACAACTTATAATGAATAAGCTAAAAGATGTAGTTTATTTAATATTAAAATTTAGCTACATCCTTTAAATTTAAGATTTTATAAACTTAAACTTTTCTTATATAAAATAGGTTTGCTGAGCATATAGTTATATTATTCAGTCCACCCTTCATCTTTAGGAATAAACTGCCAATTACATCCCAATTTTGAATTATATGGTTTCCTTTTTACCTCTTTTAAGTACCATTTACTTATACAAAAATAATCTTTATACTCTTTAAATACAATTCCAGATTCGTAGAAACGATGAATACCAATCAATCCTATCTCATCAGTACTTTCTTCATCTTTTTTAAAAAGCAACTGACAACTATATGTTGGCTGTTCATCATATTCTTTTATTTGTATAGTATTGTAAAACTCATCAGAATCACTTATAGGAGCTAAAAACAATTTTTCTTCCTCTTTCTTAAAATATTTATACATATATACTCTCCACTCTTGATTTAAATTAAAAAAATCTAGATATATATAATCTTCTTTTCTAACTATATCATCATTTATAGATTGAGAATTTGACTTTCTTCTTATAATAAATTTTTCTCCAATATATAAATCTCTATAATTTATATATTTGGAATTTTGATTATATTTGCTACGTGTTAAAATTTCACCTACAGATGAATCTTTCTTTAGTTTAATATATGAATTTTTATTCCCCGCATTAAACATATAATATTCTTTATTGTACATTAAAGGATTTCCCCAAAAATCTTTTAAATATTCGCTATATGATTGAATTTTATATATTTCTTCAATATTTGATTGACTTAATTCCGTATTAAAAATACTGAAATATTTCATCCAAATGAACTGTGTTCTATCTATATTACCATCTAATTTAAATATTATTTCATCATTAGCAATAACTTCTCTTATATCTCTAATATCTATATGTGATTCTAGCTTACCATTAATATAAATTTTAGCGTTATCCGAATTATTAGTAATAGTTACAAAAAACCATCTATTTATATACTCTGATATATCTTCTTTTATGCTATATTCAAAAAATACTGATTTGATTTTTCCATTTATATCAATTAAAGTCCATATTATCATATTACCCCTAATAGATATTTTCCATCCAGAATTATTTTTCATACAATTAATTATTGTATATTCATTATGAATATAATTTTGTATACCATCATTCTTATATTTAGGTATTCTTATCCAAAAACTAACGCTAAAATCAAGGAACATACTATTAAATATGATATTCTGATTTTGAATCACTCTAATCTTACTATTTGCTGAACTAGTTAATTTAAATTGATTTTTATCATTAAGCTTGACCCCATCATATACCTCTACCTTTGCCCCATATCCTGATAAATCTATTAACTTATTATCCCTATATCTTAAATTTAAGATAATATTATTTAAAATATCGCTATTATATTTATTAAATATTTCTATTAGTATTGTATTATTAGTATACGTTGAAAGATCAAATGGTATACTGGTTTTCAAGTATTTATCTACTTTTGATTTTTCATATTCTGCACTTCCAATCAAATATAATTTATTTTCATCTATATAATTTAATAAATTTTTTCTGAGAGTATTATCGAAGTCTAGTAATTTTTCTACAGCTAATGGAATCATTTTTTTCATTAAATATGATACAGAACATTCATTTATAAAATTATTTATATTATCTATAGCTTGGTTAATACCCTCATTAAGTTTAGAATTTACATCATTAAAATCGATGTTAATATTTGACCTTTCTTTCTCAGAATATATATTATATTTGTATTTTATTATTTCTTCCAATGCTTGTGCTTGATAATTTAAAGCCTTATACATTCCCTCTTTTATTGTATAAAATTGAGTATTAACTGTTGAGAGCCATTGCGCTACTATTAATCCGTACATATCAATCCATTTTTCATCTCTTTTAGTTAAAGCACTATTTATTGTTTCAATAATTTTATTTTTATTGTCAATATATGATTCTAATAAAAAAGCTCCAACTACAGGTATTAAAAGTTCTGGTATAAATTCTAGTAGAATACTGGCTCCTGCAATCTCAAAAGCATTTTCAAAATTTCCTTTAGCTGTTTCATTTCCTACATTTAAAGCTAATCCTATATAAGGAACAATTAGAGATATATCTGCAATTTTATCCATAGTACTGCTTTTATTAGCTTCGATTACAAAATCATCTACTATCTGTTTCACCCAACCTGCAAATAATCCTGCTTCTACCACTTTATTAGCAGTTTTAATATAATCCATAGAAAAAAATGAATAAACTTTGTTAGAAAATAATAATGCATCATCAAATGAAGATGTTAAACTTATATCTCTTATATCTAGAGGAAATGTCTGAGAGTATAAATATTGAAAGATGGTATTTTCATCTGTAAAAATTTTTTTTATAGCGGGTTGTTTTTTATATACTGGAACATATACATTAAAATCAGTAAGTGATTCTGTATTTTCACTTGGTAATTCTATTTTACTTATTAAATCAGTATCTAAAATTAATTCATTTATAGAGAAATCATTTTCTATATAATTATTCTGTGTATTATATGCTATTCTTTCGTTTTTAGATAAATCATCTGAAAAACTATTTTTATCAGCTATAAAGAACAAATCCTCATTATCAACATCAATACATATTCCTGGAGCTTTAACACTTTTACACATTTGTATCTTATATACAGCCAAATGCTCCTTGCTGATTTCTTCATAAGCTTGTTTATTTATAGCTTTATTCTGACCTCTATATTCTTTTTCCATATTTTTATCAGATATATTAAACCCTTCCTCTATAGTATAGATTTCATTATCTAATAAATTTTTTATTTTTACTGGTGGTAAGGAATCACTAAAATAAGAAGCTCTAGTTTTTATTTTATAATTTTCTGCTATATTAGTTTCTGTAAAACCAAACATTAAGCTTTTATATAATTTATCGAAACTTTCTACATCTATACTATATTTTCCCTCAGAATCTTCAACGAATTTATATTTATCTTTAAATTTATTTTTATATATATTAATATTAATGTTAGGATCTGATATGCAAACTAAAACCTTGTTAAGTCTATCAACTATCCCTCTAAAATTTTGCAAAACTTTATCATAGATACTTTTATCCGTAGAAGGACTTATGATGCTGGGATCTTGTCCCCCAAAAGTATATAGTTCTTCTGCCTGTATAGCATCTGTAGATTGCATAAAAAATTTTTTTTCATTTGGTACGATTGGTAAATCATTTACTTTAATGCCATATAATCCATGTAAAACATGTATAAGTTCATGCATTAATATTAAGGCTGGATCTGAAAAATATCCACGTCTATTAAATATACTTGCGCCTTTGTTTTCTTGAACATTATTAAATACGCTTACATATTCTGGGCAAAACTTCATTTGCATTATACCCCCGAAGCCTTCCCTTGATGCAAAATGATTTTGTATACCTATATCTATAGTCTCATTTTCATTTAAAACTGGCCCAGGTCCAAATATTATCAAATTTGCGAAAATACCTTTTTTTCGCTCCACTTCTCCTGGATTACTGATTAATTTATTAACAGTTACACTAGCAATGTTTGTGTTAAACTCTTCGAGTGGAACACGTCTATCTCCAAGATAAGGTATACCATTTATAATCATCTCTAATAACTTTTCACCCAATGGTTTTGATTTGATTCTATTAAATAACTTGATCATTGTTTGTAAAAATATATTCTTTTTATCATTAGTATTTAAGTAATCTGGATCATAATATTCACAAACATCTCTATTAAAAATACCGGAACTTTTATTAAAATCCTCAGGTTTATATCCAAAAGTATATCTTTCCGGTATTATCCAAATACGATCTGTGATTTTAAAAGCTTTATAATATCTCCCCATACCTCTCGCAAATGGAGGTTCCATCATAATAATATTATTATTATCAATAGGATCATTATAATTAAAATTATTTATTGTAACTGGCATAAATATTCTCCTCCTTATTTTAAGTTTATATCCCTTTTAATGCCCATAAATGTGCAGCCTTAGGTATATTGTCATTATTATTACATATCATCCAATTATAATTTCTATCTCTTAAGGATAAAGATAAATATTTATTATTATAAGCAAATGTAAGGCAATTAGGCCTAAATATATCGTTATTAAATATTATTCTCTTTGCAGTATCTTTAGAGCTAACTAATTGGATTCTATTATTTTCAGAGGATATATCTACATATTTTTCTTCATCTCCTAATAAACAAACTACTCCTTCATCCCACTTTTGAACATATTGCTTGTTTGCGTCAATATTTATTAATTTAAACTTAGCACCTTGAATATTAAGGTTATTTGTATCTTTAATTGACAAATATATATTATTGTTTTCAGTAACTTCATATAACGAGTTTTCTGGGAATACATAATTGTATAGTTCATAGGTTTTATTATATTCTAATCTTTCTCCAGAAATATCCCTTATATATGAATTATTTAAATAAGAAAAATAATTATTTACAACTTCTTCACTGGTAATAGATCTATTTAAAATAGATAATCCTTCAATATATATTGGATTATTTTCATTAACTAAAGAAATTGTATTACTTGAATAAATATTTAAAATTTGTTCAATACTTTGGTTAGCAATAAGTTTATCATTAATAAATATTAATAATTGATTTCTTAATCTATCTATGGAAATTGATATATAATACCAATTTTTACTTATAACATCGGATAAATAAATATTCTCTTCATTACCATTGCAATCTACAATGCTGAAAACTAATCCATTATTTTCAAAATAAATCTCCCATCCACAATTATCAGCTTTATTTTCTATTAGTTTAGACGTAATAATATCTTCTCCTAAATTTCTTAACCAAAAACAAATTGAAAAACTATTAGTTAACCCATTTTCAAAAGCCTTATTAGAAAAACTAACACTTTCATCAGGTTCTTTTAAATATAATGCATCTCCATTTACTCCATAAACTAAACTAATAGAATCTGAATATTTAACTAATGTATTCTTACCAGATATGTCTTCAATTACTTTGTTATTATCTTCCTGTAATGTAAATAAAAACAGATTATAATCCGACTCTTTTTCTTCTTTAATTAAATCAGTTTCAGAAGTAATTAAATCTTTAATACTTTGAATATCAAAAAACTCAAAATCTATATTCATAAATGTATTTAATTTAATTAATTGTAATTTTTCATCTTCAGTGATATTAGTGCACTTTTGTATAAAAGCTGTTACATTACTATTTACACTATTAATACATTGTTCCATAAAAGAAATAAACTTAGGATATATATTTGTATCAAAAACACATATAGCTGATTTATTTAAAAAGTCATTTATATTATTTATTGCTATTTGTGATTCATTTGATAAATCTATAAAAGTTTTCTCTGTAGCTAAGTTCATTAAATTTAATTTATCCATTGATATATCAGCTTTAAATAAATCTTGAAGCTTATTTTGTATTATTTGTTTAATTAGCTTTTCTTGAGCTAGTATTGACTGTTTTGCCATACAAATTAAATCGAAATACTGACTATAATATTCTGTCCACCATTGATCTAAGAAATTAAAATAAACTTTTTTGAAATAAAGTATATTTTTTAAATATATGTTAAATAATTTTTCATTTAAATCATTTAGTGGTAATCCTAACATATCGTTAGGGATTCCATAAATCTCAATTATTGGCATACTTAAATTTTCTTTTTTATTAATAAGTGAAATTGGTCCTAAATTTTGAAATTCTTCTACAAAAGAATCGGATGTATTTAAAATATTTAATGCTTTTCCAAACCAAGTTACTACTTTATTAATACCGCAATCAGTATTAATTTCTTGAGTTGCAGTAATATCAAAAGAATAATTTCTAAAAATCTCTCTTAACCATAAATAATATTTTTTATCTGTATCAATAGGACTATTATCCTTTATGGAATCTAAATAAAACATTACATTAGATAAGAAAGAATACACTAAAGATTTATCTTTAGAAGAAACTACTTCTACAAAATCTGAGGATAAACTAAATTTTTCATTGTTAGTATTTTGAGCTTGTAAATAATTTATAGGCCATGGTATATTTGTATTAATTTCTCTAGTACTTGTAATTTTCTGTACCGGTGAAAACTTATCACAATTTTCCTTATAAGGATTTACATCTATAATCTCTGGAATATTGTCTATTACTCCAATGTTAACATTATCTAAAGAAGAATCATTTGAATTATTAAAATGATATTCATAGGCTCTATTATATGGGATTTTATAATTACTGTAAAAATCATCTACAGTGCTTTTTAATCCATCACCATAAATATTACTTCTCATTAATGAAACATTATTTCCATTTAATAAATTAATTATTTCTTCAGGTTTATTTATAATATCTTGATTTCTATCTGATAAAGATAATTGAACATTAATTTGACCATTAACAAAACCATTTATACTATAATTTTCTGGATAATCTATTTTGTAGTATTGTTTTCTATAAAAATGTTTAAGTGCATTATTAAATCTATCTGGCATCATAATGCTAAACTCTTTAGAGAAATAATTTAAATTTAATTCCCATATATCATTGATATTGATTCGAAACTTTTGTTTTAATCTCAATTTTATATCATTACCAATGGCATTATTTCCTTCAATTTGTGTTTCATAAATATTCCTATGATCTTCAAACACTTTTTTTGCATTTGAGAAATAATTATCTGTAAACCAATATGGATCTGTATTTATAAATTTAGGATCAATGCCTCCAGATACTAGTAAATCAACTATATTCAATTGTGAGTATTCTATATTCTCTAATTCACTTCTTAATCTATATGGAATAACTAAATCATCACTCGGTTTTATACCATATAAGAAATAAAGAGATTTTATTAAACATTTTATTAATTCTATTGCAGGATCAATATAAAATTCGTCATATTTATAGGTTAGAAATGGTTGGAACCATATTTCAGTCATTGTTCCCATTCCATTTTCTGCATCTTCCTTTTTATAAAAAACAGTATTGTTTTCTACTATGTTTGCTCCTGGACCAAAAATAACTATATTAGATGCATAGAAACTTTTATTATCTTCAGATGAAAGATAATTTGTTTCTCTATATCCTGCATAAGGAAATGGAATAGTACTTGAAATTAAAGAATTCAATTTTTTATTAGATTTTGGTGCTGATCCAAAAGTAATCATATTAGGTGCATAATACCCTCCACCTATATATCCATAAGGAAATGGAATAGCTGTAGAAATCAAAGATAATAACTTTTCCCCAGCGTTAGTACTATTAATTCTTTTTAACAAAGTAATAATGGCTTGTAAGAACTTATCTTTTTCACTATCTTGTGAAAGAAAATTAGAATCATATATTCCCCCATCAACTTTATATTCTTCATCTATACTCAAAGATTCGCCATAATATCTCTCTGGCGCCACCCAAATATTGGGAGCAACCTTAAAAGCCTTAAAAACCGTATCAGTTTTTCTAGCTCTAACTACTACAACATTTTTATTATCTACCGGGGAATTTATACTTAAGTTGTCATTTATATTCATATCTAACCACCCTCCTAAATTTATTTCAACGCACATACTTTTAATTATTTACTATACACGCCCCCTTAAATTTTGGATACATTTTTCAGTATATTCTTATCATTTATATATAACATAGCCACACTATTTTTTGTAAACCTAAAATTTTTTAAAAATATAAACTACATATTAATTAATTTTTTCAATATGGGTTCTAATCTCTCTAAAGCCATTATTTTATTTTTATATACAGATTGACGACTTATATTAAGTTTTTTAGCTATATCTATCTCCTTAATATCTTCAACAAATTTCATATATATAATTTTCTTTTGATCGTCAGGTAATATGGATATTAAATCATTAAACTCAAATTCTGAATAACTTGAATAACTATTTGCTATTAAGCTTAATTTCTTATCTGCAATTTCTGAATTATATATTATTTTCTTATCAATCTTTCTTTTATTGCAAATATCTAAGCAATATCTTTTTAAAGTCCTACTAATATATCTCTCTAAATCATTTTGTGTATTGAAATTGCTCAAATCAACTTTTTTAAGTGTATACCATAAATGGTACAAAATATCATTGTAATTATCATATATATTATATTTTCTAGTAAATATATTTATAGTTTTTTCAAAATGCTTAAAAATTTCTTGAAACTCCTCATTGTCATTTTTTAACATTTCAATTTGTAAAAACAACTTATTCATATTTACCACTATCCCTCCATAATATACATATTATTGTTTTATTATACTATAAATGAACTAATTGCCTTTAAATTTTAATAAGCCATTTTTACGAAATATCCATAATCAATTATGTAAACATACTAATAAAAATTTGATATATTTAAATTTTAGGTTTACAAAAAATAATTTGATTATGTTATATGTTATATGTAAGATTAATTCTTAAATAAAGGAGGAATCATAATGGAACACTATTCAGTAATCCAAAATTCATTAAATGACAAAATTGTTACCATCTCCTGTAAGGCCGATACTAATTTATTTTTTTATCAAGTTGCCGGTAACGTTAGCTTATTTCAACAAACTAGAAATTACCTTGAAAGATGGAGACTTATATATGATTCTAATAAAGCTGCTTATAAAATAAAAAGTATGGATATCCATAATACTAATTTAGTTTTAACATGGAATGCACCAACACATAATATATCAACGCAACAAGATTCAAATGCAGATAATCAATATTGGTTATTATTAAAAGACATTGGTAACAATTCATTTATTATTGCAAGTTATAAAAACCCTAACTTAGTATTATATGCTGATACCGTAGCTCGTAATTTGAAGCTTAGCACACTTAATAATTCAAATTATATAAAATTTATCATAGAAGATTATATAATATCAGATCTCAACAATTTCACATGTAAAATAAGTCCAATATTAGATCGTAATAAAGTTGTACAACAAGTGGCTACGACAAATCTAAATGTTAATTTATATACTTGGGACTATGGTCGCAATCAAAAATGGACAATTAGATATAATGAAGAAAAAGCAGCATACCAGTTTTTTAATACAATACTTTCAAACGGAGTTCTAACATGGATTTTTTCAAATGGTAATACTGTAAGGGTTTCTTCTTCTAATGATCAAAATAATGACGCCCAATATTGGCTTATAAATCCTGTTTCAGATACTGATGAAACATATACAATTACTAATCTACGCGATACAACTAAAGCTCTAGATTTATATAACAGCCAAACAGCAAACGGAACTGCTATTCAAGTATTTAATTCTAATGGAGGTGATAATCAGAAATGGAATATTCGTAACCCATAAAATTAATATCAACAAAGATTTAATATGAGTACTATCATCTAATTTATAAAGAGGTGAATTATATGTCAGTTGAAAGAACTTTTCTACCTAATGGTAATTACAATATAAAATCTATCTTTTCTGGTTCTTTATATTTAAATCCTGTATCGAAATCATTAACATTTTCAAATGAATCTTCTGCAAATAATCAAAAATGGAATGTAGAATATATGGCTGAAAATAGATGCTTTAAAATCTCTAATGTAGCAGAACCAAATAAGTATTTAAGTTACGATAACTTTGGATTTATTTCTTTAGATTCATTATCCAATAGATGCTACTGGTTTCCTATTAAAATTGCTGTAAATACTTATATTATGTTAAGTTTAAATAAAGTGAATGAATTAGATTATGCCTGGGACATTTATGATACTAATGAAAATATTTTAAGCCAACCACTACTCCTATTACCGAATTTTGATATATACAATTCAAATCAAATGTTCAAACTTGAAAAAATATAAAGGAGAAAAGTGTATGAATTCATCTATAAAAAAAATTTATAATGATATACAAGAAAAAGTTATAAACTATAGTGATACTATTGATTTAGCTGATGGTAATTATGTAGTTAGAAGAGGGGATGGATGGATATTATCTAGACAAAATCAAATATTAGGTGGAAGTGTAATTAGTAATGGATCAACAGGAATAGTTGGGGACCTACGTGTAAATGATAATGCGATACCATATTATTATCCAACACCATCTTTCAATGAAGAATATATAAAAAATAATATACAAACTGTATTTACTAACTTTACTGAAGCTAATCAAATTCCAATAGGATTTGAATTTAGTAAAACCGCTCCCTCAAATAAAAACTTATATATGTATTTACAATATACCTACATTAGATATGAAATAATAAAAGTCTTACAACATGAAATTATAGAAAGAGCAGTTTTATATGTTCCATCTCTTGGATATGTTAAGTCTATAGAATTTAATCCAGGGGAAAAAATAAATAAAGATTTTTACTTTCTAACTAATGATAAGTGCATTTTAAATGAACAATTCCTATATAAAAAAATTTTAGAAACTACTAAAAATATACCAACTAACAATATTTTTAATTCTAAAGTTAGTAGCACACAACGAGTATTGCCTTATAGTAATGGACTATATGTTATTAATAAGGGTGATGGATATATAAGAACAAATGATAAAGATTTGATAGGTACATTATTAATCGAAGCAGGTTCATCAGGAAGTATTATACAACCTCGATTAAGAAATACAACTAGACCATTATTCACCACAAGTAATGATACAAAATTCTCACAACAATATACTGAAGAAAGACTTAAAGACGCTTTCAATGTACAATTATTTAATACATCAACATCGTTATTTAAATTTGTAGAAGAAGCTCCTTCAGATAAAAATATATGCATAAAGGCTTATAATACCTATGAAAAATATGAATTAATAGACTATCAAAATGGAAGTATTGTTAATAAAGCTGAGTATTATCTTCCTTCCTTAGGATATTGTGAAGTAACTAATGCTCCTTCACCTGAATCTGAAGTAGTTAAAATGCAAGTGGCTGAAGATGGATTTATACAAAATGGTCCCGAGGAAGAAATTGTAGTAGGTGTCATAAACCCATCTGAAAATATACAAGAAATAAATACTGCTATTTCAGATAATTACACATATAACATTCCAGGTATTGTAAATAATAATCCATTTTATATATTATTTACAGTAAATACTACAGGAATTTATAAAATTAATACTCAAAATAATCTACCACCATTAAAAATATATGAAGCGATAGGTTCGGGTAATAGAAATTTGCAAGCTGGCAATTTATGTAATAATAATATTAAAGCAATAAATTATATTACTGGGTTTGACAGTCCTAATGCTAAAAGTTATTTAGTTGTTTTGCTTAATAAGGATAAAAATTACTACATTAGAGTACCACAAACTTCTCCTAATATAGAAAATCAAATAAAGTTCAAGAGAGAAGAAGGGGATCTCCGAAATTTAATGAATTCTTCAGTTAATATAATAGATAATCTTAATTCAACAGGTGCACATTACTATACAAGACAAAGCCCTGATGTCCATGACTATATTTCATATGAATTTACAGTGCCTGGTAACTTTAATAATAAAGATACATCTAACATTAGGCTTTATACTAGTAATAATCAAGGAATAGGTACTTTATTTAGAGTTATTGAAACTATTGACGGCTATAAGTTAATTGGTATACGACAAAATTTACACCTCTTAAATAATACCAATTCAATACGTTTATTAAATGGTGCAATTTATATATTAAAAGTAGAAGTTACAGAATTAAATAACTATAATATAAGATTGCATATAGATATTACTAATTAATATATTACGATTTATTATTAAATAAGAGTCCACCAGCTTATGAAGTGCACTCCAAAGTTTAGATAAAGATCTAAATTTTTGGAGGTGCATTTTTGTGGCAAAGAAAATATATTCAACTTTTCAAATTAAAGCTATAGTATATAGCTTTTCTAACAAGGAAATCATATTTTGGCTTATTTTAAACTCACATTTTTTCACCAACACCATATTATGGCAATGTAATCAAGAGGAATATAACTAAATGTCTAAATATTAAAACTTATTAGTTTATGGATTTTAAATATTTGCTTTAAATTTATATTATTAATTAGACTTTTAATGTTATAAATTATTAATATTTCTAATAAATTCATTTTTTTTACTGATAAATTAGGAACAGCTAAAAAAGATATTAATTTTTTATATAAAGAGGTATAGAATAGTCTAAGTATGTTATAAAGACCATTCCATTACTATTATTTGCCCCTATCTTCTATAACTTTACTATCTAAGTTTTATAGTAAAATACATGTTATCTAGCAATGATTTTGCTTCACATTCTATATTTTTTTAATCTAGTTCCCATTTGTAAAGATATTCCTTCTTTAATATTTTTTATAAAAAAATAAAGTAATTCAATTTAAATTACTTTACTTAAATAAGCCTTATGATTATCTGTTTAAAATTAAATGTATACATGCAAACCTCACTAGATATAATTATTACTAATATAACAATAGATAAATATATAAAAAATTCTATGATATATTTTTTATCACACATACTTTGTAACTCCTATAATTGATTTTATTAATTATAAGATTATTATTACATTATTTCTTCTTTATTTTATAATAGTTTTTTCTAAATTCTTTTGGATATTCTTAAGTTCTTCCGGGAACACAGGTCTATACTTTAATTTTAAATCTTCTATTATTTCATCATCAAATTCATATTTTTGTTCATACAAGCCTACAAGAGCTTCAATTATCTCAATTCTTTTATAAATATCCATTCTATGTTCTTCACTTAAATTAACATTTGCAAAAGATTCCTTTAAATAATTATAATATTCATTCACTTTTGGATGCTTTATTTTCATAAATCATTCTAACCTTTCTTAACATTTTCTATTATAAACTAATTTAGTTGCGATTATATGTGAAATTTTAAAATGCATAAATTCACCTGCTATTGTTATTTTGTTTACCTTTAAAACCTCCCCCGTCTTTCCATTTAAATATTTAATCAATTATTATATATACTAATTTTTCTAAAATTAAACACAAAAAAAGCATAGAAATAAATTCATATGCCATAGCAACTTATATATATTTATTATTTAATATAATAATAATCGTACTCTTTTATTGGATTTATTCTTTAAACTATACTAAAATATAATAATAAGAAGTAGACCTAAGTAAAAAATTTATAATGGAAATAAAGTTTAATAAAAAAATATAAGTAGATAAAAGAACAAATTATGCTAATAATAAAAAGATACATATATAGCTGCAAGTTTATTAAAAACTAAAAACCGCGACGTTGAAAGGAGGAAAAAGTAAAATCTATGGATATACCAGATATACCCGAATATTTAATTGAAACTATATTTGGAAATATAGATCAACGGCTAAAACAAAATTTCTATAATTTTTATGAAAATTTATTTAATATGAATAATAAAGAAGAAAATTTAAAATTATTAATAAAAGATATTATACAAAAAGAATTTATGGTAGCTGAACTAACCAAAATATCAGATATGGATTTACATAAAACAAAACATACTTTTATAGCTCCTGATAAAATAAACAAACTAAAGAGATATAATTTACAACAAATAAAACAAACTAAAAAAAGATGGTATAATTCATTATTTAAAAGGAAAAAAACAAATCCATTTAACATTGAAATTGAAACTGCTAATAATAATATAACTTTATATGGCCCTGAGGTATTTTTTAATTTATACAAAGTTAGAAGTATTGAAGAATTAAAAGATATTAGGGCAGCTCAATTTAAAGATTGGCTAGATAATTCTATATTTATTACAGATTTCTTTTATTTAAAAAGTAAGACAAATAAGCAGATTAACACAGCTTTTAATTTAGACTTTATATATAATATCTGTACAATAATCTATGATAAATGGAACAACAATTTAAACTTTATATATATGGAGTACCCAAAATTATTATTGGATCATCCTTTAGTTGCGGATGGGAGCGGGAAAATTAAAGTACAAAAGCAAACAATTATTCAGCAAAATCAATCTAATAAAAATGTTAAATATAAATACAATGATTATGTCTCTAAAGATGGAATAACTAGAATATTAGTTCCTGAATCTAATATTGATACTAAACAAAGTAGACTTATAGACAATAAAGATCTTAATATATTATCTAATATTCTTAAATATAAAAAAGCAGATTTTCTAACTAATAAGACTATAGTCTTTAATTTAATTGATATTATAAATAATATTTATTGTTCTAAAACTGTACGTTCTTATGAAGACTTAAGAAATAGAATTGCAAAAATGACATTATTGAAATTTAATTTTTTTAGAACAGATAATATTTCTGGCATCCCTGATGCTGTTTATGGAATTTTTTCTAGTTACGAGTATTTAGATAAATCTCAAAACAGAGTTAAAGTTTACGTTGATAGTATTTTATATGATAAAATACTAAAAAATCAAGTATATACAATATATAATGACAAGATAAATCAATTGAATGATGATTTTGCTAAAACATTAGTAATATATCTTCAACAAGAAAAGCTAGTATTGTATACTCAAGGTAAAAATACAACTTTTTTAAGTTATGATTATTTTAGTAATTTAGTCAGATTTAGATATAAAAAAGAAGAAAGAAACTATAAAATCATTGCTCAAGCCCTAGAAAACATGAAATGTAATAATATAATTATTAGAGATTTTAAAAAACATATGAATGGATTTATAATAACATTTTTAGATACAAATCAATTTGAAATTTCCGATTTATTTTCCAATAAAAATACAAGTGATATACTGCCTATGATATAAATAATTACCAAATACTCCTCTACCTATCTGGTGTGGGAGTATTTTTTATAAAGAAATTTATTACAATTCCAAAAAGTGTTTCATTTTTATCGTGCACTTTTTAAAAAATGTTTTATTTTTATCGTGCATTTTTTGAATATATTTAGTATTTTTTATAAGACAACCAAAAAGTGTTTCACTTTTGTCGTGCACTTTTTAAATATATCATTATCTATTCCTATACTTGTCCTAATTCATTAATTTTTAAGAAAAATTTGCTAATAAAATTCACTAATTTTTTATAAAAAGTGTTTCACTTTCGTCGTGCACTTTATAAAAAGTGTTTCACTTTTATCGTGCACTTTTATAATTTATTATTTTATACATTATTATAATTGGAATCTATACTATATCTTATAAAAAGTGTTTCATTTTTGTCGTGCACTTTTATGATTTATTCTTTAGTTATTTTATTATATTTAATTTCAACACTAGTGATTATATAGTGTTCCAAAAAAGTGTTTCACTTTTATCGTGCACTTTTTTTATAATATTAGATTGTTGTATTTACTTTATTTGTTCAAAAAGTTGTTTCACTTTTGTCGTGCACTTTTGTCATTAGACAAAATTTATTCTATTTGCAATAATAAAAAATGATCTAATATATTACAGAAAGGAGCAGTATTTTACATATGGCATTAGCAATAGAAAAACTTTTTTTTAATGTAAGTAAAAACTTAATACACTTTATTACAGAGCCAATACCATTATATCACTATAAGACAATTTCATTTAATAAATGCTGTTATTGTCCTTTCTATAAAAAAATGTATGATAAAAACATACATAATTATTGTTCCAATTATTGTAATAATAAATATAAAAAAGTCATAAAAAAATATAACATTTATAATAACATAAATATTGATAAGACTCATATTCAATTTTCTTTAACACAAATTAAACAAATGCTAATTTATTATTATTATGCAAATTCTAAGGGATTCGTTTCTTTGATATCTAAAAAAAGAATTGCTAAAATGATAGGTTGTTGTGAAAAAACAGTAGATATAAATAATAAATTATTTTCAGATTTAGGCTTAATTTTAATTAGCGGTACTATAAACAACAAATTTTCTTTAATTATTAAAGATTACTCTGAACACTATAGTAAAAACAATGCAGGGTATCTTAATTTGGCTACGAATGTTTTTAAGGACTTACTACATATCAACAATGTAAATGCTTTAAGAATAGCTCTCCAAGGCATATTAAAACATGACATAAATACTCTTTTAGATAGGGAAACATATTTTTCTATTAATAGTATGAAAACTTTCTTACCAGATTACATAAATTGCAGATCTGCCATAGAAAAAATAATCAGTAAATTAAATAGCAATAAAATAACTATGCTTTTTAACAGCTCTGAAAAGCTTATATTTGTTATCTCTAAAAATCTACATGGTAAATTACTAAAAAAAGAAATGTATTATAAATATAAGAATAACTTTTTAAATTATATTACAGAAAACAATATTAAATTGAATAATTTAAGTCATTCTATTAATAATATTGTAAAACTTTCTTTCGAATACGGGTATGATATTGTTCAGTTAATGTTAGGAGAAATAAAAGATATAGCACCAACTATATTTAATGTTGGTGGATATATAAGAGATAAAATAAAGAGATACATTTATATGAATGAACCTTTTTTTGCAATATAAATTAAGGTCTTTTTGTCATGCTTATTTTTAAGTTTTATTATTCATTGTTTACAAATAATATAAAAATTTACATTATCCGTAATATAAATTTTTATAAATTGTTCTCATTAACTATTTATTTCCATTCCCTGTTGATAACTTTAGAAAAAAATCATTAACATAGATAATTAAATAAATTACACTAATAATAAAAACTATTAACATAAATACTTAATTTTCAACATTAAGAATAAAAACAATTCTAACAATTCATATATCTACTGATATTACTATGTTCTGAAACAAATATTTATGATTAATATTTGTATTTTAATATTTGTTCTTTAATAGCTCTTTTCATCTCTAAAAGGGAAGCTCAAATTTTCTATATTTATTAAAAGCCTTTTATTTAGCTTAATACTATATAATTTTATATATTTATAATTGTATTTAATAAAACACTTAAAAAAGGCTGTAATTTAGTTTTCATAAACTAAATTACAGTCTTTTTTATAAAACTAACTTAAAATTACTATCAATAACACTAATAGTATATTTATTATCAGTTCTTTTTTCAGCTATTATATACTCATTTTGAATAGCCTTTTTTATTATATTTATAATTTTTTCTTTAAAAGTTGGGCTAAACATTTTTAAGCATAAATCAAAGTCCATTTCAGCTGATGTTATTATTGCATAACCAGCTTTTTTATATTTTAGAAAATCTTTTTTATTGATTTTAATATAATGCATATGATCTTTTTCTTCAGTTGTAACCAATAATACGTTTGTTTCATTATTGACGTAATATAATATTTCCATTCTTAAACTGCCTCCATTTTCATATTCTTTTTGTCTAAACCTTTCTCTATTTTACGCAAGCTTACAATGCCAATCCCTTTAAACTGATATAGTTGTTTTTTTGAATACATTGATAGATCTTCCAATGTATTTATACCCATATTTCTAAGTGAATTATAGGCTCTTATTGATAGGTTTAGTTCTCGTAATTCATCTCTTTTGTTTTTTCTCATTTTCTTATTTCCCCCTAAAATCATATTATTTTGTACTTTATCTTAGTAGCTAGGCCTCCTCTTAGATGTCTTTCAGATTTATTATAATCTAATACTTTTTGCACCTCTTTAGCTACTTCAGGATTGATTTTAGGTAGTCTTTCGGTTATATCTCTGTGTATTGTACTTTTTGCAACCCCAAATACTTTAGCTGTTTTTCTAACAGTTGATTTAGTATTTATCACATAATTAGATACATCCAATGCTCTTTCCTTTATATAATCTTTCATTTATAAGATTCCCCTTTCTTTTAGCTTTTGCCAACTTCTTTATTTCCTAATAAGTTATTATTACAAAAATAAAAACTAGGTATATATTTTATATACCTAGTTTCACAAATTTATTTTTTTGTAAATAAGTTGTTATCATCTATTCTTTCCGCTATTACTTTAACTACTTCATTGAATTCGTTTAAAGTCATAATATTTTTTAATACAGACTTCCAACCTTTCCTTAAATTCCATATTGAAATACAGCTATTTATTCCACCGCCATTTAAATCTTCATTCCGCTTAATTCCTTTAGAGCATTCACATTTTTCTATAAATCCAGTTTGTTTCAAGTAATATAGATCACTTATACTGGACAAACTTGTTTTATATTCTAATAATTCAATATATTCTTCTGTTACTAATATTTTTTGATTACTATTTAATTTGTTAATAAAAATTTTTTCCATTCCTACAATCCTTTCCATCTAATCTGATATAATTTTTAATTTTAGTTTTTAAACCATGTAAATATATAAATTATTATTACAAAAACTACATAATAAGTAAATAAAAGTATCTTTTAAAAAATACTTCAATATCTATTGCGCAATTTTTTATTGTTCTATATTAATATTACGTTAATACTGAAAGGTTACTATATTTAATTTTTTTAATATAGTACTTTTTTATTCATTACACTTTATTTTCTATTTCTATATAAAGTGAGTTAATTTAACTTATTAATGCTATATTATTTATACTAATAATGATTAATAATGCTTTTATACGTGAACTAATATAAAGACATTTAACTATTAAAGTTTACTTTATATAAACTATGATATATAATTTTAATAAGAAATATTGCAAGGAAGGATTTAATAAATGTATGAGAATTTAGATATTTTTCAATTTGGAGAGTATATTATTAATATTTTTAGTGAAAAAAAGTATAGAGAGATTGATGTGTTCTTTAATGATATGCATATAAAAATTGATAAAGAATCTACTGCTAATAATATAGTACAAAATTATACAAATGAAATAGTTGACAGTTTTCAGAGTACAAGTAATTGTAATAAAATTTATTCTATATTTAAAAGAAAAGACTATTAATGATAATTTCTATACATTAATAGTCTTTTCTTTTAAATATTTTATAAACTACCCCATTTGTCTTTATTGTTTTCTACTAAATTAATAAGTGCATCATCTTCTTTGCTTGATTGATTATTTTTATTAGTAGTAGGTTTTTTAGGAGTTATTTTTTGTTCCATATTTTCTGACAATCTATTTTTTATTTCATTAAATTCTTCTGGATATTTTTCATTAAAATACTCTATCAGAATATCTTTTATTTTATTTGATCTATTTCTTTTAGTGGTAATATCATTTAGAATTTCTAATATAGTCATATCTAATACTTCATCTTCATAGAAGGCAATAACACTTCTATTTAGCGGCTTTGATGTCATTTTCTTTCACCACTTCTAACTTATCAGCATATTTTATATTGCTATATTCTTTCAAGCCTTCAGCTATTGTATATTGACTTCTATTATTTTGTACTAATAATGGAATTTTATATGCTTGTTTAAATTTATCTGATAGAATAGTTTTAAATGTATTATTATTTAATAATCCACCTGAAAAAATGAAGGTATCTACTGTAGGCATATATTTATACATGTTATTTTCTATAGTAAAGAATACATATTCTGCATATTCTTCTAAGCATCTATTTAATATATTTTCTATTTGTTGTTCTTCACCATATAAGCTATAATTACCGTTTTCTAGGATTTCTTGCAATTGACTGTAAGAGTAATAAGTAATTTTTTTATCTTCATTTTGTCTAATTAATGCTTGTTTTAAGTTATTATAAATTCTTATGCAGCCTTCTCCATCTAGTAATGTATCACTTGCCATAACAGTTTGCATGTTCTTAACAAGCATTAAATCTAACGTAGAATGGCCTATATCAACAGAGAAAATAGTTTTATTCATATCATTTCTAGGTAATGTGAATATAGGACTATAAGCCTGTGGTAAGCAAGTAACATCTTTTATGTAAACTTTCTTTTTAACTTCTCCAAAATTACAAAGATAACTAAATTCAAAAGCAGATCCTTTTAACCAATCTTCAAATTTTTTACTATCTCCTTTTGATCTATTAGGTAATCCAACACATAGATATAGATTAAATTCAGATTCTTTAGTAAGTTGTCCTACTATAGATAGTAATTCGATTAAATGATATTCATCTTTAATTCTATCTCTATTTAATCTTTGCATAGTATCCGGGTATCTTTCTATGCATGCATCTCCACAAATAAAATATTTGCCATTGTATTTTATTAAGGTATTTTTATTATTCAATTCTTTAATGGTATTTGCTATATTTAAAGCTTCTTTTTCAGTTATATTATTGATGTAATTTTTCATTATTACTTCAGTATCATTTGTCATACCTATTCCATATCCAAAACCAGTATCAACACCAGCAATTATATTTTTCATAAATTAATCCCTCCTAAATATGCTTGTCCATATAATTTTAACATAAATTATAACAAAAAATCAATAATTATCATTATTATTTAATTAAATATAAAAAACCAATGATAAAACACTTATAAAACATTTAAAGTTTTTTTATGTTTTATAATTAAAATAATAATATTTTTATGATTTTAAAATATATTAAAGTTATATAATGATTATAAAACATTAAAACACGATATAAATGTTTTATGGTGTGTTTTAATAAGTAAAAATAGATTTACATGCTTTTTAATGCTAAATATAATATATAAATCATATCTTTGATTAATTTATATATTATGTTTAAAAACTTTAAAAAACTGCTACATTTATCATTTATAAATGTAACAGCTTTTTGTTTTAAGAGTTTTTAAATTTTTTTCTAATAAAATGAATTACATAAACTATTATAATAATTACAATAGTACAGGATATTACTTTGAATATTTTTCCACCTACATTATTAGTTTGAGATTTGGCTGAATCTGTACCAGCTTTATTACTCTTATTAATAACTACTGGTACAAATGAACTATTGTTTCTAGTTGATTTTTCATATTTTGAATCTCTTGTACTGCTGGTGTTTGGAGTAGTTTTATTCTTATTAATTATATCTTCATTTTTAGACTTAGAAAAAGAATTTGATTTAAAATTACTATTTGTATTTGATTTATTTGAATTTCCTTTTATTGAAGAATTACTAGGTGTTTTAACTGAGCTATTAGAACTAGGTTTAATTTTATCATTAGATTTTCCTTTATTTCCCGAAGAAAAGGAACTTGATTTAAAATTACTATTTGTACTTTTGGTTGTTGAAGAATTACTAGATTTAGGACCAATTGTAGTACTGGATGGCTTTGATGAACTTTTAGTAGAAAAAGAACTTGATTTAAAGCCACTGCTCGAATTAGACCGACTAGAGCTTGATTTAAAGCTACTAGAACTGGAGCTAGAGGAACTACTTCTACTTCCTGAAGAAAAAGAACTTGAAGAAGGTCTAGAAGAAAAAGAGCTTGACTTAAAACTACTACTATGCGATCCTCCTTTAGCATAGATTACATTTATATTTGAAAAAATTATAGCAAATGTACATATAAAGCATACTATATATTTCATTAAATTATTATTTTTGTTATTCATGATATTTCGATATTTAATATATAGCTTATATACATTAAATATCACTTTACACTCCCTTTCATTTAGTTATATTTAAATTGATTAGTAAAATTAGTTTTTATATTGAATATTTAAAAATTATTAAAATTAAAATACTAAATAGATTAGAGTTTAATTACTTTTCTGAGAATAGAATATTTCGGCAATCTTATCTACTTCGCCTCCATCTTCAATTTGCTCAAACTCTTCCCCATGTATTGTTGTGAAGTAATATAAAATATACTTATCTTCACTATCTAATACGTTTTCTAATAGAATATATTTCTTATTGTTTTCTAGGAATTGTATGATTGATAATATTTTAAAATTTATATCTTCTCCGGTAGCGTCATTGGTCAATTTGATTATTCTATCTTTAAAGATAGTTATATTAAAAGTATCATGATCACAATTAGATATACAAGATCCCTCTTTACACCCTAAACAAGAATTAAATTTGCAGTCTTTTACACAGTTAAAGCAAGAGCATTTTAAGCATTCTTCTATCTGTATAAAATTTTTTATATGCTTTTGTTTAAATTTTTTTAATTCTTCTTTATATTTGCTATCATCTTTAAAGTATTCAAATAATCCTTTCCCATCAGCTTTTAGATTTGCTTCATCGATTAAATCTAAATATTCTTTTAATATTTTAGAACTTGGATAAAATTTTCTTAATTTTAGTTTGTCTTCTTCAAGCAAATCTTTTAAATTGTCTATGTTAAACAATATATCGGTATATTGTTTACTGTATTTTTCTTTTTCTTTAGTAGTAAATTCTATAATTTTATTCATAAAACTCATCCTTTCTATGTTATTTAATTAATAGTTATAGTAATTTTTATATACAAATTTCTCAATAATAATTCTATAAAAAAGGCACTAATTACCTTATTGAAAAGCTAAATAGTGTCTTTTTAGATTTTAAAATTAGATTTATTATATTCTAATCTAGTTTTCTTTTAGTTTTTGAATCAAATCAAGTATTTCTAGATATAACCAAACTAAAGTAACAAGTACACCAAATGCTGAATACCACTCCATGTATTTAGGTGCTCCATAATAAGCTAATTCATTTATACTATCTAAATCTACAATTAAATTTAATGCAGCAATGACTATAACTAATAAACTAAAGATTATACCTATAATACCACCTTTATATAAAGGAATTTTTATTTCAAAGGCCAATGATAATATTAAAGAAAATAGATTTAATATTAGAATTCCTACAGTAGCTATTATGATTCCAGTTACAATTTTTTTATTTATAGGTCCAATTGATTTATAAATAACCAAGGAGGATATAGCCATTGCTATTGTTAAAAGAACCGCTGGTAAAACAATTCCTGGATAACTTAAATCTGTAAATTTAGAAGCGATTCCTAAGAGTACTCCTTCTGTTATTGCATATATTGGAGAGGTTATCGGTGATACTTTAGGTCTAAAAATGGTAGTAAATGCTAAAACTATACTAATTGTAACACCTATAATTAATATAAATCTAAGGCCGGCACTATCATCAATCATTGTTTGTGAAAGACTATCTATTTTATTCCAAGAAAATATAAATGAAATAGTTAGTAATAACAACAATATAAAGGTTTTATTATATGTGCCTTTAATAGTCATTGATTTGTCTTCATTTAAAAATTTACTTTTCTTTATCCCTTTTTCCAAGAAGGGATTTGGTTTCTTATTCATTAAAATACCTCCGTAAAGCTTTATTGATGTGAAATTTGTGTTCTAAAAAATCCTTCTAAATAGAAGGATTTTTTAATTAAGATTTGTATTTTTCCAACTCAGCATCAAGATCTATTTCATTAAGTTTGTCAAACTCATCATCTAAACTTACAGGCTTTAAATCTTCTAATCCCGCTGCAGTTGTTTCTTTTTTACTTATTTTTCTTTCTATATCATCAAGATTAATATTATCTGATGATACATTGCATAGTATTTCATTTACTTTTTGACTAGCTTCAGCAGTATTTAACCTAGCATTGGCTTCATCTCTATACTGCCTAGTTTCTGATATTGATTTTTCTAAGTCTGCTAATCTGCTTTTTAATTTTTCAGCATTTTTTTTAGCTTCTGCATGTTTTGACTCTAAATGCTTATATTGTTTCTCAGCTTCAATTTTCTTTTCTAAAGCTTTTTTAGCTAATTCTTCATTTCCTATAGATAAAGCTTTTTTTATTTTTGTTTCATAATCTTCCATTTGAGATTTTGCATCCTGTTTTTTTTCTTCTAAAAAATGTACATTTCCTAATACTTCAGCAGCAGATAATTTAGCATTGTGTAGATCCTCTTCCATATTTCTTATTTTTTGCTCTAATGATTCTATTGGATTTTCTACTTTATCCAATGCATTATTTGTTTTGGCCTTAAGAATATTTTTAATTTTTGAGAAAGCTCCCATGTTTATCAATTCCTTTCTTGTATGTTATGATAATATATTATTTCTTTTAAAATAATTTAGTAGAATTAATATATTAATAATTTATATATACCTTTTTTACAATAAATTTGCACAAATAATTTATAATTTCTTATATTGATCTAATAATTCTTTATTGTAAGTATTTTTATCTTTTAGCATTATTAATGAACTATTATTTTTACTGTCTTTCTTCATTTGCTTCTCTTTTTCTTCATTAATTTTAATTACAGAAATATAATCATTTAATATTCTATAAGTTTCATTTAATTCAAAGAGTAATTCTTTATTAAATGAATCATGACTATAAATTGAACTTTTATACACATCCAATAAATCAAAAATATGTTTAAACAAAGGTTCTTTTTCTATTAACAACTCTTTTAGGGAAAATACAATTTCATCAAGTTTATCTAAGCTAGATATTTGTATATATTTTTTGTTTTTAATAATTATATCTGAAATGAATCTTGCTATAATTATTTCATCAGAGAAATTGCAAAAAGGAATTATTATCAAAGCATTGAAACATGAAGATGCAAAAAGTAATACAAAGTTTAACCAATAGTAATTGCCGTTAGTAGTAATAAATAATTCTTTAATAGTTAAGCCGAAAAAAAACAGGTGAATAATGATGGCGATAATATTTCCAATTGCCCGGCATCGTTGTTTTATTTTTCTTTCTTTTTTTATTAAATTTTCTTTCAGTTCGCAAATTATATTTAAGTCTAATATCTCATGTATTATTTTATTATATTGTTCAATTTGATAATTATTGTAACTCATATTAATACCACCTTTCTTTAATATTTCGCTTCCTCATTTATTAGGGTAATTATTTAGGGCAATTATTTTATGTTGTTAGGATAGCTTTTTAACATTGTTATAATTTATATATACCTTTATTACAATAAATTTGCATAAAAAATAACATCTATATTCTAGAAATTAATAATAGATGTTATCTTGAGTCTTAGAGTTTTAATTATTATAATCGCCTTAAGCTAAATATCTCAACTGGTTGCATCATAACTATAATGGCCAGCTATATCTGAATTAAATACCATGAACGAAAATATAGTTGAACATATAAAGTTCATATTAATTTGCATACTTATCAGTTATAATCTTAATTTTTTTTGCAATAGATTTGAAGCTTTTTAGTAATTTATTAGTAGGCTCTTCGTTTGTTAAATCTAGTAGTATATTAACCTGATGATTAATCTCTTGCATATCATATTTTGTATTGTTAGGTATAGACATAATATAATCACGCTCCTAATAAATAATCTAAAAATATATAAGCCAGTACTTCATTTTTAGTTAATTCTTTATAAACATTAATATCAATTTTTACATTTAAAATAAATAAAATAGATTTATCTTCACTTTCAATGCAATAAGGCAGTAAACGACATAAATTTATAAGAGAAAGTGAATACCATGAAGAAGCTAGTGTAATTATATGATTGTTAGTGTTATGTGTATTTTTTTGTTTAGATGTATCTTTAACTTTCTGGATATTATTTGTTAATAAATCTGTATCATTAATGAATTTATTTAATTCATCTCCATATAGTTCAGTTTCTTTATAATCAATTAATATCTTTAAAATATCTTTAGCTATTATTTCAGAATCTATTTGGGAAAGCAATTCTTTTACCGTAATACTTTTTTTATTCCTTTTTTTAATTTTAAATCCACAAAATAAATTCATGGGTATAAAAATTGGAAGAAGGATAATATTCAATACTGTTGATAGAAAAAGTTGAAAAAATAAATACATTCATAAAACTCCTTTTGTTAATATTTCGTATGTAAATTCATATATACATTTTTTGTGAAAAATATTAGCAACATTATTTTTTATAAAAAATAAAAAGAGAAGAAGCTAAAAATAATATTACTCTTAGTTTTTTCTCTTCCTTAGATAGATTTATTTAACAAGATGCTAAAAAAAATATGGTTAATAAAACAAATGCCACACAACCTAAAATCGCTACATACTTTTCTGTTTTGTCTGATTTTATTTTATCATCAACTTTTTTTATTAATTGCTGCTCCATAACTGAATCTTTTTCTGCCATAACAACAGGTTCATATTCTATCATTCCTACTACAACTTGTATTCTTATTTTACCCTTACCCAAGTCACCTAGTTTTAATGGTTCCTTTACAGCTTTATTTAATATCAAACTTGAATATTCTCCGTCTTTACCCTTTATTGCTGTAGCTTCTTCAATTGATGTTATTTCTCTATCAATTTTTTTATTACTATCTACTAGGATTGGCATTGGCATAATTACATTTGTATTTGCTTTTACTGGTCTTATGTTAGTAAAACATAAAAATATTAAAAAAAAGAAAACTCTTTTACAGTTAGATAATTTTTTAAATTTAAACATCATATTTTTATCCCCTATCTTATCTGTATCGCTAATTATTTGTATTGTAACTTATTCCCACTCAATACCTTTTAATATATTATCTATTTGCATAATTTCATTTACGGTTAAGTTTTTATAAAAAACTTGACTTGTCTTATGATTATAAAGTCTTATTTCTACTGTACTTTCTTCATTGGCTTGAATTTCTCTATAACCACATAAACATTTATATACACCTGACTCTATTTCTTTTATGTCAGTTTTACATACTGGACATTTTTTCATTTTAACCACCTTCCCAGTTACATAATATATTTCATTCCTGGATCTACTATTTGAAAGAACACTTACTTATTTATTTGTATTGTGAATCACCACCACATAGAAAAAATACATTCTTTCCATATAGTCAATATTTCTTCTGCCACTCTGAAAGCCATAGCTTCATTTTCTGAACCTTTTGTTATATAATATTTACATCCAAAAATCATACGGTCAATACATTCTTGTTGAGTTAATTTTTCTCCATTGATATTAAACTTGTGGAAACTGGTATTAATACAATTTACTTTATTAAACATCATAAGTCTTTCATATAGCCAATAAAAAAATGTTGTATCTAATGCCCATGTTTCTCTTGCATCAAATCCATATACTCTTCTTTCTTCCAACCATTGTGAATCTCTACCTGTATTTTTTGACCAACCATAGGGTGTTTTGTTTAAATTTATAATCTCTTTTATATACTTATGAGCCATTACTATCACCTCTTTATAATATTTTTGAATTGTGACGCTAAACCATTCTTTCTTCTGACTTTTTATATATCTGTTTTATTTTAGATTTAGGTATCTTTACATAACAGCTTCTATATAACATTTTTTCTTCTTCATCTTCTGGCTCATAAATATCAAAATTTTACCTTTGACTTTTTGCTTATGCATAGTGTAAAAATCACCTTTATCAGCATAACTTTCTAATGGATTTTCATTTCTATCATCCCAACTATAGTCAAATTCAACTATTTCTCCATCTTTGAATTCCATATACCATTTATGAAATATATGTTTAAATTTCCTTATTTCACATTGAATTAAAGAGTTATAAGCCTGAAAGTATTCTTCTGTATAGCCATAATACAATCTACAAAGGCTATCACAATATTTAATCCACATTTCATTATCACCAAAATTAGGTATCCAGTAATTTTCAACATTTGGGTTAAACGCTGGAACTTCACCATCAATAGAATATTTTAAATACATTTTTAAAATATAACTTGATGTATCTGCACAACATGCTGAACCTTCTCTTAACTCACATAAATTTCTTATATGATTTTCTAAAAAACTATAATTTGCATAAATAAAATTAGGTTTATTTTTATCCTTAGAAACAGATGGCTTGTGTAATGTGCTTGCTAATAGTTTTATACCTTTTTTCAATTTATGATTTATAAAGCAGTCAAAATATTCAGGATTGTTTATATCAACTTTACTTTCTTTTGCATGATTAATCGCATAACCAAACATTTTCATTGCTTCTTCTTCTGATTTTGCATTCAATGCATTAAATAAACTTGTAAGACATTTAGTTATTTCATTATCCATAAATTCCACTCCTTCACATTAATTTCATTCCTGGATATACTTTTTGAATTATGAATTGTTATTTTACTCCCAAAATGCACTTGATTCTATTTCTTTTATATTATTTTCTTTTAATATTTTATCTGCAATGTTATTATCAAACTCAATATTTAATTCCAATTCCCCAGTATCATATTCATGGTGTAAATAATAATCTTTTATTCCACCTTTATCTTCTAATTCTTTTATAACTTCTGATAACTTCATTTATCTATCCTCCAATTATTGTATTACGAACTTATTTTTGAATCTGTAAACCAATTATCTAAATCGCTTGTTAATACCCATCTGCATTTTTCATCAAATTGAATACCTTCATAAAATCCTCGAAACTCCCCATTATGAAATCTTAATGCCTTAATATAAGGGCTTTTTGCCCAGTGATATATTGTTAAGTAATGATCATCATGTAATTCACCTAACCCATCATCAATTATCTTGCCATTTTTAACTAAAACTATTTTAAAAACTAGTTTCTCATTTTTTCTTAATTCTTGTATTACTTCATGCAATTCATAAAATTTCATTTTATATTTATTCCTTTACAATAATTTCAAATTGTACACTTTATTTACAATGCGTCTTAATATTTAAAAATATATCCTTTTACTTTTCCCCAGTGGGAATCTTCTATAGTGACATTTACCTGTTTCTTCTTCATTTTTAATCTCTTTAATAAGCTGCTTAGTTTCCTCTAATTGATTTTCATTACAATCTTTTCTGAAATAATCTTTACTATTTAATCTAACTTCAACTCTATATCTATTCATTGGAAAGCCTTAATTCTTTTATTTGATCCTCTTTAAGCTGAAGTTCTTTCTTACACTCTTCTATTTCTTGTAGCAAAATTTCTTTAACTTTTTCTAAATCAAAATCATCTTTTAAACTTATATATTGAATCCAATCAATCTTAGAAGAGTTATTATATGAGGTATTGATTTTATATTTTCCTAAATTTTCTTTAAAGTCATAAGTACAATAATCCCCTTTATCCATAATACTTCCATCTCTTTTTTCTTTTACATTCTTAATTATTTCTTTTTTAATCCTAAGTGGTTTAGTTGTTATTACCCATTTATATAAAATTTTCATTATATTCTCCTTCCTACATAATAAATTCACTCCTGGATATAATATTTGAAAGATGACACTACTGTTTAATTAATTTTTCAGTGTGCCTACATTTGTATAATTGCTTTTCATCCCATACAAAGACATACTCACCATTCGCATGAAATTCTGGTGGAAGCAAGTCTTTGAATGTGTCTACGCATTCCACACCTTCTATTTTTGCCCTTGATTTAACCCATTTATATTCTATTTTTGATAAGTATGTTTCCATAAAACAACCTCCATTTAGACACATTTATTTCAATTAATTATACTTAAACGCGTATTTATCCACATCACTTAATATTATTTTTAGATACTTTTTATTTTGTCTTTTATTCCCTTTAAATAGCTTATAACAATAAAAATTTAATAGTTTCTTTGTTAGTGGCTTACTTCTTTCAACACTCATTATTTACCCACATTCATAATAATTTCAAATTATCCCTACAATATTAGTATTTCTATTATTCTTCTCTATCACTTAGACACTCTTCGCAAAACCCATTTTGCTCACCATAGCACTTTCTACAAAGTGTTACATCACACATATCACAACTAAATTGGTCGTATACTGCTGATGTATCATCAATTTCTTTTCCACAATCCCAACAAATCATCTTTATACCTCCAATTTTTGAATTGTAAACTAACCCCACTTAACTGTGCCTTTATATTCATCCTTTTCATTCCAGTTAATTTCTTGTCCACATTCACATTTTTGATTATGACCACATAAGAATTTTTTACAGTTTGGACAGAAATACGCAATTCCTAGTTCCCTATCATATTTCCATAATATATTTTTAATCATTCAACCACCCTCTATTTGTATTACGAATTAGTTATATTCTCTTAAAATACATTCAACTTCTACTATTTTTATATCAGATTCTTCTCTCATTACTTTTGTGTATGGTTGTTCCCAATACTCCAAAACTTCTTGTTCAGTATTGAACCTAATTGCTTCTCCGATGCTGTCAGTATCACCTTTCATATAGTTTGAATTTAAAAATTTACCATTCCTTATCAATGTATAAAAATACTTTTTATTCATTTGAAACACTCCTTTATTACGCAAATATTTCAAATTACAACTATAATTTTTCAATAAAATAATTTTAAATAATTTTATGCCGTATTATTTGAAATACATTTTATCTACTATTGTTATAATTTATATATCCTTTTTTAACAACAAAATTGCATGAAAGGCATAAAAATATGTGTTAATTTTAAAAATTAGTTTTTAGTTTTTTGATTTATTTATTAATTATATATTGTAATAATAATTTTCTTGATATTCTTTCCCTTTGCCTAGAGCTTCGCATATTGTAAGATAGTTATTGCAATTACCAAAAATGATATCTAAGTAGTACATCGCTCTATGCTTAACTCTTATATTTATTATTCTTTCTTCTTCAGTAGTATCAAAACTTTTTATGAATGATTTAGATAACTTAATATTCTCTAATATTAAATCAAAAAGTTCATATTTATTATATATTTTATTTTCTTTATTTGCCTTATTTAAGCTATCTAATATTTCAATAATAATCTTTCCATATCCAAAATCAATTTGAGGCTGTTTTATTTCAGGTTTATCCTTGATTTCTACTAAATTATTATTTCTTATATACTCATAAATTTCATATTTTGGATTAGTGAGATTAACGTCACAGTCTTTTGAATTCTTAATCATAAGAACCTTGTATTTTATAGGTATAGAGAAATCCGTTTGTACTAATGTATAGGTACGTATGCTATTTTCATTATCATAGTTAGATATAATGAAAATTTCTTTATCAATGCAAGGAATATCTGTTGTAGCTCTATCATCAGAATAATTAAAATATGCTACATCTGGAATACATCTAACATCTTCATATAAGCAAAGTATCTTTTTTACATATCCATTATTCTTAAAATACTTAAAGAAATTTATTCTTTGATAATGAATTGGCTTAATTTTTAATGGTTCTTCTTTTTTTATAGTTTTATTTTGAAAAAATAAATTTAACATATATCCTCCTTAAGTTTAAATAAAAGTATTATTATTTTATAAGTTATACATTTTTTATAAAAATAATAGGCTGCTGTATGAGATTTATATCATACAGCAACCTATTGTTTTTATATTTAGAGGTATCAAAAAATTTGGAAGATGGGGTTATAATTCCCCATCCTCCAATTGTTGTAATATGGTGTACATATCTGCTCCCTGAAACTCCCAAGCCTAAAGGCATGGGGTTCTTAGGTACTATATAACTTCTATATTATCTCCGAAAGTATAATATCACTAATTATTTTCCCTAAGACTTTTACTATCAAAGATTGCTACCAATCTATTAACGATAGTATAACGCCCATTTCAAGACGTTTTAATAACTTATATACCAATACTACTTAGATTATTTTTTAATCCTTGTAATCTCAATATTTCTTTATTGTGCTATCCATCCCACACCTAAAGGAGTGGGCTTTCCGCACAGTTTTGTAATCTTCTCCACCAAATATAGTTATAGGTTCAGATATGTGGTCATAGTTGTTGCGGAGAACATAATCGAATTGCTTTAGGTTGCCATCATATTTGGGTTATTACCCAATTTATTATTAATGGCTTGAAAATCTTCAAATAACAATGATACATATATTTTAAGATACATCTACTATAGTAAAGTCTCCCACTTTTTCATATAATTTTTCTTCTATAGAATTTGATATTGAAGCTGATCCTCCAACAATGACTAAGTTACCTTCATCATCTATATTAGTTTCAACAAATTTTTCTGCATTAGCTATTTCTGTTGTACCTGCTCCTAATCCGCTTAGAACTAGCGGTGAGCCTGTTTTAGCCGCTGCTGCTGAAGCTACTAAAGCATCTGCAAATTGACCTTGCCCAGTTTTTCCACTTTGTCCCCCTGCTGCTATATATACATTACTAAAGTCTAAACCGCCTTTACCCTTAAAATATTCTAACACTGCTAGATTAGTTTGAAATCTGTTTTTAGATTGAGCATCTGAAGTTATCTTTTTACCATTTACAGAGCTAACTACAGAAGAAGGCAACACTCCGCTACCACCTACCGCAAGAATCTGTAATTTGTTTTTTGATATTATATTATTTTTTATTACATTTGGTATATTATTAGTATTTCCGAATAATACCGGATAACCATTAGTTGCTGCTACTGAAGCTACAGATAGTGCATCTGCATATCCATCTTGTCCATTTACCAAAATCCCTGTTTTGGATTTAGGACTTAATTTTAATATTTCTTCTGCCACTCTAGCATTAGTTCCATATCTTGTTTTATCACCATATTTCTGTCCATCATAACGTATAACTTGAAATCCCTTATTCTTTAATGAATTTTCCATAGTTGTAGATACAACTCCAGTACCGCCAACTATATATATTTTTTTAACGTCTTGTAAGTCATTTATAGTTTTTAACACGTCTGATTCTAATGCGCCCTTATTTTCAGTTAGAAGTATTGGAGCATTTAACAATTTTGAAAGTGGTGCTGAGCTTACTGCATCTGCATAGCCTGTACCATTTACTAAAATAACCGCTTCTGATCTTTGGAATATTTCCTTTGCTGTTTTGTTAGCCGTATCTATTCTGTTCTTTCCATTCATTCTCTTTATAGAAGCCGCTTGTACATTAGTAAAAGAAATTCCTATTACCATTACTAAAGTAGCAGTTATAACTGAAAGAATTTTCTTGTTTTTCTTTAACATTAGCTCTCCTCCATTTGTATAATTTTCTATATTTATAATTATATACTATATTAATTCTTATTTATACATTCTTTTTAAAATTACGACCTGCTTTTTAGCTTTTGTATTACTTGATTTTTTACATCATCTGCTCTTTGTTTATGAAGATAATATAGTTCTTGTATAATTTCTGATGCACATTCTTCACTACATACTTTTTCAAATGTCATTTTACCTTTTTCATCTATAACTTTTACTTGGTATATTTCTTTACATTCACCATAGCATTGATAACAAGCTTTATTTAATCACAATTACAAAATTTTCAATATAATCTCTTAATCCACATCTTTGGCATTTCATTTGTTGCTCTTTAACATCTTCATGCATTAAATAATAATTATTATCCACTTTTAAGCATTTGATTGGTTCATATTCAAACTCTGTGGAACCGCATTTAAAGCAACTTAACTTCAATTGCATAACTTTCCTCCTTATACTTCCATAAATCATAATTATTTTAGTTCTTGTAGCTGTTCTTTGAATTACGGCATGAAAAACACCGTAAAATTCAGATTTGAATAATACGGTGTTCTAATAAATTATTAGTTATTTAGTTTATTCATAGTATAAAAGCATAGCTTAATGTATATTTATACTAAGATCTGAAACTCCCAAGCCTAAAGGCATGGGGTTCTTAGGTACTATATAACTTCTATATTATCTCCGAAAGTATAATATCACTAATTATTTTCCCTAAGACTTTCACTATCAAAGATTGCTACCAATCTATTAACGATAGTATAACGCCCATTTCAAGACGTTTTAATAACTTATATACCAATACTACTTAGATTATTTTTTAATCCTTGTAATCTCAATATTTCTTTATTGTGCTATCCATCCCACACCTAAAGGAGTGAGCTTTCCGCACAGTTTTGTAAATATCTTCTATATGTTATTATTTTCTTTTAGTAAATATTCAATGCTCGTATTTTTAGTAACTATTGTAAAAGTTTGAAACGGTTTTTCTCTAAGCATTCCAATCACAGCAATATTTAATCCTGAGAGCTGTTTAAGAACTTCTAACGATATCTCCAACGCTTTATATGCATCTGTCTCATCTATATCTTCTAGAGAATTAAATTTGTTGTTTGGATACTTACACTCCCAATGGATAGAATGCTTTTTATCAATTAAATCAAAATTATTATCGCCTTTTGGTTCTAGTAAATATATAGTATCATAACAGGGACCATGTATTAGCCAATTACGTAAATTATCTAGCTCTTTAAACTTTGATTCTAATATTTTATCTAATCTATTTTTTTCAAACATTTGTAAGAATAAATTAATCTTATCTATCGTTTGCATTTTAAACCATGTATTTATAATTATACTTAAAGAAATATTTCTTTTTTCCACTGGTATATAAAAACTTGATTTAGCATTATCAAAAGTTTCATATGCTATTTTACTAATACACGCTTCAATAGCACTTACAGAATGTATAATACATGATATACAGTAATATCTCTTCGTGAATTGTGTATTATTCCTACTACATTGATAATATAGATTAAAGGCTTGGCTTAGATGAGTTGATATTAAATCTGATGTCAATGTTTGTAATTCATTTTCCCTTTTCATGAGATCCTCCTTAATGTATTAACTCTTATTTAGATTAAATGTTAATATATTTATAGTATTAACACCGTATTATTCAATTTTCAAAGAACTTTATTCTTAAATAAAATTTACATCGTTTTTATTTCAGATTACACACTTTATTTGTAATATGTCTTAACTGTTTATTGTAAAATCTATTTTTCCCGTACCGTCCATTTCAATTTTACCTGTAACTATTTCTTCATTATCTTTTCTTTTTGGAAAGATACTATTTGTTATTTTTACTATTTCCAATATTGCTTTTGTGTTATCATAATCAGCTTGAGTTAATAAGTTTGCCCCACATTTAGGGCATGATTTATTTAGCCATTTATCATAATCCTCTACTTGCACATTATCATCTCTAAAGTCACATTCTGGATTATCACATTTAATACCTTTTATATTTAATTCAATCGCATCTTTCATTTACACATCTCTCCTTTTAATTTTGATTCGCATTGATTTGCCTTTATTTCATATTATGTTTTTTAAAATGCATTATTTTTTTATCTGGTATTGTTATAATTTATATATACTTTTTTTACAATAATATTGCAAAAAAATAATACCTATAATTTATATAGGTATCATTTTTGCATATATAAAAATCTATCGAATAGTAGATACATCTTTTATAATAATATTTGCGGTGCCATCTCCATTATCTCTAACTTCAAAACTATTTATATCACTATATATATCTTCTGGAATACTCAAAGTAATATTTTTATTAAGCTTAAATTTAAGTGTATTTACTATTTTAGTTACAAACTCTTTATCTACTTCTATAGGTTTGTCTATATTGTTTTCATAATTGAAGTTAATAAATTCTTGTTTTAGTATTTCATCTTTAAATATTTCATCGGTTATATCTTCAATATTTATTGTATCCTCTTTTTTTAGTTTTTCTCTTAATAAATCTTTAGTTTTCACAGCAGTTTTTACATCATCTATGTTATCTTTTATAAATTTATCTGTATTTTCTACTAATTGCCTTGTCATATCTCTTTCATTTTCTATTACATTACAACCTAAGTAATTTTTTATAAAATAATTAGAGCCATATTCTTCACTATCCTTAGACTTCTTTTGCTTGTCTATAAGCATTAAATTAAATTCTTGATCTTCCCTAATAGGTTTTATAAAAGCACATTTTTTTATTTTAGAAGCGGTCATTGGTAGACCTGTAAACTCAGGTGTTATATTTATACCAATCTTATTCTCAACAGTATCTATAACGTGTATATAATTCTTTATATAATCCATTTTTAATATTCCGAGCATCGGACCATATTCTGTAGATATAGAAACTATCATTAAGTCACAAGATTCTATATTATCATTGCCTTTCATCAATACAAAAAGCTGTTTGGCTAGTTCTTTAGATATGGTTAATAAATCATTTTGACCATTTAAATATTCCTGAGAAATTTCTTTTACTATATTTCTTTCATTATTAAATTTCGCATATCTTAATTGTTGATCCTTTAAACATTTTTCAACATGCTTTAATATAAATTTATAATTTTCATCATCTAATCCTAGTTTATATTCATTTAATATTGGACTATTAGCATTGCTATCCAAAATATGAATAATTGCTTCATTAATATTTACTTCTTTTATATATTCCATATGTTAACAACCCCTTTATATATAGACTATATATAATAATCATCTTGTGTCTTGTATTTTTATAAATAAATATCCTTTTTAATACTTATTACTAATTGCATTTGGCTATTGTAGAATTTGCTATAGAAATTACTTGTTGTGTTATTTCTTCATTAGATTTTTTATTAGCCTTATAAATCTTAGATTTTTTTTCTTTTAATCCATTAGCAGATACAGTAACTTCAACATCGGATGTTTCTGGTATTCTTTTAGCTTTAATATTATATATTTTATTACTAGTGTTAACTGTATATGAGGTGTTATATTCCCAATATTTATTACTTATTTCTAGCATAATAAGTGTAGAACCACTAAAAAGAGCAGCAATTAAAATTATTCCGAATAAAAATTTAAATCTATCTAATTTAAATCTATCTTCTAAAGTCATATACATACAATAAACCTCCTATTTATGCTTATATATATTGTATTTAAGCATACTTTCATATTCATCTTGTAATTTGTCTATTTATTATCATGGTAACTACAAATTCTCCCATTTAATAAACCTACTTAAATGCTTTATTTACTTGTACTATTCCTAATTTTAAGTGCTTCTTTATATCGTATTGTTTCACCTAATTTTCTACTTTTACTAGCTAACTTTTCGACTTCACTATCTATTTTAATGGACTTATAAGGCATAGTAAAAATCTGTGATATTAGTGAAGTATACTTAATCCTTTCTAAATCGTTGGATAGAGATAGTGATTTCTTGTATATTCTATCACTTTCTTTTAAATATTTAGTTTCTAAGCTTGAGTCACTTAGATATAACAATTGAGTATCTCTGATAATAATTAATAATTCTTCTGATTTATCAATACTTGATTTGTATATAGAAATTAGCGATACTAGCGATAATATGGAAAATAATATAATTGGTATAATATACTTAATAACCTTATTCACTACAATAGGCCTCCTTACGTTACTCATATTTATTTCTCTTAATCTATTTGTATTGCGTACTCAAAATATATCCTCTATAACGCCTTCGATATATGCAATACAGTCTAATACCCCTATGTCATTATCCGTCAATATTTCTCCTAGCTCTAGTTCTACATCCAATCTCCTAAATATTAAATGAGCAATAGAATTATAGTCTATTCCATTTGCTTTTATATCTGTAACAATTATCTTTCCTTGAGCTTGACCAGTTATTAATCTAACTGAACCATTATGTGTAATAAATCCCTTATCGCCTTCTTTTGCTTTTAAAGTATTTCCTCCAAATGTTTCAAATTCTATATCGTTTTCTAAGGTAATTAACTGCCCTGTTTCCATTTAACTTAATTCCTTTCTATTTGAATTGTAAGCTTAACAATTTGTAGTTGCTATGATATAAGGTTCTTTAGAATATCCTTGTATTTCTAAAACTTCTCTAAATGTCATTATTTTTTCAACTATACTTTTATCCTCAATTCCTCTTCTTAAATCACCTATTCCACCTTTGCATTGCTCATCATTGCCACTCAATTCTTCTATGTCTTTTCTATCAGTAGTTTCATACCACATACAATCATTGTCTAAATCACACTTTTCTAATTCAAAATAATCATCTAATTGATAATTTTTTATAATCCATTCCCTAGTCTTCTCTAATTCCCAAGGACTTGCATACCACTCACAATTACCATCAAAATAAACTTTCATCCTATTCCCTGTATTTTTGTCTACTAAAGTTAATATATCTGGTCTTGCTTTAATCCATTCCTCGGCCTGTTCTTTACTATCCCATTTACATATTTTAAATAACCCGATAGACTCTTCTATTGTATGCCCTACTGGAATTACTTCTCCATCTTCTGTTTCAATATTAATTACCCATTTTTGAGATTCTTTATCAAATTTCACTGTTGCTTTCATCATTTTATATTTTCCTCCTTTTCAATTCTTTCAAATTCTATTACCCATACCCAAGGATTGTTTTTAAATCTATATAGCCAATCGTCCCATTTCCCTAACGTTCTATCCCATATTCCAGCAAATCCAGTAATATAATTAGGAACATGTTGTTTTATATCTCCCACATATTTTTGATTATTTTCACTTCTGGTTCCATATGGTTGATACCATATTTGTTTAGATGCACCTTCTGATTTAGCTCCTTCTTCTGTTATGTCTTGCAACCTTTCAACTCTCACATTTGTAACTTTTAAAAATATTCTTGTCGCATCTTTTGGCATAAATATAGAAGGTTGCCAACCATTTTTATCTTCATATCTTAGTAATTTTATATACATTTCACCATCTACATTGGTTTCTTTTAATTTATCATTAGGTTTTGCTTTATATAAAAATTTAGCTCTATAATTCATATTGCTTAAGCTTTGCACTTTCCATGTTTCTCGTACCCAAAGAATATCTCCTGGAAGATATGGAGCTTTAATTCTTTCTTTAATTTCAGAATCTAATATTTCTTCAAGATTTCCTTTCCCAAATAATGCACTATCAAATGTAGCTCCATCTTCTGAACTAGTCCCTAAAAAGTCAAGCCCAGAAACTTTTTTTATAATTCTTCTAGTACAAGTTTTTTTACCTTCTAAAATAGCTTTAACCATTTCTGTATTAAAAAGTATTGGTTTTTCCATACTACTTCAATCCCTTCACAATAAATTCAATCATGGAACTAATATTTGTAATACGATTTATTTATTGAGTATTTTTTCTAATAAAACTTTTAGTTTTATAGCATCTTCATATTCTAAATTTGATTTAAAACCTCTTTTGTTTCTACCAACTTCATGTAGTAAACTCATAATACTTTCTTGTAATTGTATTTTGTGAATACATTCCAATAGCTTATCAGTAACAATATAGTAATCTGAATATAAGCTTTTTAAAAGTTCACCATTGTCTAATCTTATATTCCCTTTAGGTGTCTTTTTAACTATAGTAAAATATTTAATATAATAATCATCAAGACCTATTCCGCAACGCTCAATACAAACTAATTTATCATTAGGTTTTAAATTATTCCATGCTTTCTGTTTGGTTTCATCACTTATTATTGGTAGTTTTAAATCTTTCATTGTCCCCTCCTTATTTCTGCTGCTTCACATTTAATCTAGCTCCTGCAGCTGCTATTTGAATTGTGACATTAAATTATATTAAACATGTTTAAATGATTCATAGTACTTTCTAATCTATTGCTGGCTAGATAAATTATTGTATTTTTTTATGGTTATAGATTTTCCTAAAATGAAAGCAACTCCTAATTTACTTAGCCAAAAATAACAATTTTTATTTTCACTATTAAAATCTTTTTCAGCTAAATCTTTAGCAACTAAATCATTCCATTTTTTATCGCTTGTACTAGAATAAAATCTATTTCTATAGGGCTTTTTTCCATAGCTAAGTCCTAAAGCATGTTTCATTTCATCTAGTTGTTCTTCAGTAACTTCAATTTGTTTTTTAACTACTTTTAAGTATTTATCTAATTCTTTTTGTGTTACATAGTAAGTACCTAATAGTTTTTTACCGCTTGTTACAAGTATTCCATTTCTTATATCAGTTCTAAGTCTTGATATTCTTATATTTTCATTAAATTCTATATCTTTTAATGTATATAATTTCTCTCCTAATATTGTAATTGGCATACATTTAGTTAATCCTAATAACTTATTTAATCTCTCTTTTTCAATTAATACTTTTATATTTTTATTAAAAGTGTCTTCTCTTTCATAGATTTCTGATATTCCTAAGAGATCTAGAGGTATAGGAATATAATCACTATTTTTATATTTTGTTATTTCTTCTTCTGTAAATCTACGAGCTAATCTTAAATCTGAGCTATATCCGTTTTTACACTCTTTATTGCCCAAAAATACGGCCCATTCTTCTCCATATACATGATTATGCCAATTGTATGATAATAGATATAATCCTTTTTCATTAGAATTTTGATATGCTTTTTGTGTTAATTCCTTAATATCCATCTTTTCTATCTCCCTTATCTTTTATTAGTGAATTTTTAAAATTTAAATGTTTGCTTAATGTTATAATCTTTTCTCTACGTTTTTACAATATAAAGAAAATCAAATTTTATCTGAAATTTCTCCCCAATAGTCGAATTTTTGTTTATAACTACAGCCTTTTAAATTAAAATCTTCTTCTCCAATTTTAATGTGCCTTATTTTTTTATTACTGCATTTTTTTAAGTATTTATCATTAATATAATGTCTATCCCAATAATTGATCTTCCTACTTTCAAAATCAATTCCATACACCCAACTAGGCATATATCTTTTTATTTTTCTTAGATGATTGAGTTTTCTATAGTACATTTTTTTTTGGAATCTATTTAATTTCAATTTAGACTTTTTATTATTGAGTATATCTTTATATATATAATCATAGCCAAGCAATTCCAAGATATTTTTAATTTCTCTTATGTTATTAGGGCAACTTTTTAGAAAGTCTTCTATAGTATCTAAGTCTTCTTTATCTAAATCATATTTTTTTATTATTGTTAAAATTTCTCTAGAGTTCATAAAAACACATCCTTTGCATATCTCCTGTATAATATTTCATTACATGTTAAATCCTTTTTCATATATACATATTTTTTTATTTTAAAAACAAAAAACAGGAAAATTAATTTCATTTTCCTGTGTTCTTATATTTTACAGTTATAAGGTTAATTTTTTAGAGATATAAATTTAATTATTTAACAACAAAGGAAATATCATATTGACCTTCTTTTAAGTTACCAACTAAAATATTAACCATCTTATTAATGTTTTCTTATTGAAGCTATTTATCAATATGGCAAAAACATTGGTTACTTTAATCATCAGATGAATTCCCCAATTACTTTACACACAAACCAAGCCTTTTCTGAACTTATATGGTGCAAGTAACTCTACTTTAGGAACCTTTTTAAGTTCCTTCAAAGCTATATACTTACCTTTGTTTTGTGTGCCTTTTACTGTATATATCTTATCTTCATACTTAACCAAATCTCCTGGTTGATAAAAGTATCTTTTAGTTCTTATTCTTCTTTGACCCTTTGATATTTTTATACCTCTATATTTTCTTAGATTTTCTGAATTAAAGCTTTTATTACGAGTCCTACGCCCATTGAAAAGTTCTGCTCCACTTACTTTCGTATTAGTTCTTATATCTATTACCTTAGCATCATAAAACTTTTCAAGTGAGCGAGAATTTCTTTTAATTTGCTCAAATATTAAAGGTTTTACTCTATTTTGATTACTGCCTCCTGCAATACAGAAAGCATCATTGTAATTTGTTTTCTCTAAATTTAGAGCAATCCTATTATGTTTAGTTATATATCCATAAGTGTGCTTACAGCCTAAAGTATTAACTAATCGCCACCTTATCATTGACATAAACGTAGCTTCTTTAAAACTTTTTACTTTAGGGTGCCAACCATATAAAAAACCCTTTCCCTTATGGTTCTTAGGTGTATGACACTTATTACATAATGTTATCAGATTACCTGGACGGTCTGATCTATCCTGTTTCCAAAAACCAATGTGATGCACTTGTAAAATAGGTTCAGGACTTTTGTTTTTGCAATTTGGATTTTGGCACTTATGGCCGTCTCTATATAATATATATTCTCTTAAATTAAAGAAATCCTTTTGTTCACCATTTTGATAAGCTGTTCCCTCAATTGAAGGATTTTTAAGCTTATGTGTATCAAAATTAGCAACTTCAATAATTATATTAGTTATAGGCAATAACTTCTTTAATTTATCTATAAATCTAATATGGCTATCATACTTATGTTGTATAGAAGGGGCTAACCAGTTTTCAGAACGCTTTCTGTTATCAAAGCGAGGCTTACGGTAACGTAAACGAGATCTACGTTGTCTTCTATACATAGCTTTTTCTTTAAGACGTTCTGACATACATTTAAGAAGCTTAACTTCACCAGAAATTAGTTCCTTTTCCTTAGTAATAGCAGAAAACCCTATATTAAGGTAGCCGCTATCAATACCTAATGTAATAGGTTGTACAAAATCTTTTGTATTATATAAAAGTTTAATGGTAAATGGTTTTGAACTAACCACTACCGCCTTTTTAAATTTAAGTAAAACTCTTACTTTAGCATATCTATTGGTAGGCATAAGAGGTTTACCCTTCTTACTTAAAACATATACCATTAAGGGCACACCTCTTTTAATCAATAAAATAGTTTAACTATAAAACACTACCTCAAAGGGTAGGTAAGTCCACATAGCCAAAGTTATACAAGGTTTAAATAGTAGCAACACTTCTTCCAACCCTAGAAAATGTTTAATCACTACCCTTAGAGCCTGGGACTTGTGGAGTATCCCAAGATAACTATATATTCTTGTATAACGTAGTAAATTAATACTTAGGCTAATCAACCAAGCTTAATGGGATTACTCTTACAAGCCTACGAATTTATTTATTCGTGGGTTAGTTGACTACTTCTCATATCTAATATAGGATTTCCACCTTGTACCTGAGGTACTTTACCATCCCATTTCTTTACTTTTTCATATTCTACAATTGTGCTATTTAATGTTGATTGTTTTAATTTATTTGCATCTGCTTCGGCTTTAGCTCCTATTTCTGTAACTTTTGCCTTAGATTCTGCATCTACTTTATCTTTTTGTGCTTTAATTTTAGCAGTTTCTAATTCTATTTTTTGCTTTTCTAGCTGTTGCTGTGCATTAACCCTTTCTTGTATAGCTTTATTGGTTTGTTCATCTACATTGATTCTAGTAAAATTAACACTGTCAATTATTATTCCCCAATCCTCAAAATTCTTTTTTGAATACTCATATAATTCCTTATTTAAATTACTTCTTTTCTCCCCATATATATCTAATACCGAAAATTTAGAAGATACTTCTGTAGCATAAGCTTTCATTCTACCTTTTATATGATTTTGTTCTATGACTTTTCCTTTTTGCCCTTTAAATCTTGTAAAAGTTTTTGGTAGTTTATCATTATCAAAATGATATGAAAACTCTAAATCTACATTTAAATTTTTACCATCTTTACTTTGTATTAAAAAGCTGTCATCATCTTCTGAACCTTCTTTTTTATCTTTACTTAAAAATGCTTGTTCCGTAGCAACTGAATACTCTACGACTTTTTTAAATGGAGATATTAAATGCCAACCTTGACCTAAAGTTTTATCTTCTACTCCCCCATTCATACTATAAACAACACCTACATATCCTGCCTTAATTTTTTCAACTGATGCGAATAGTGTAAATATTCCTGTTGTAACTAAAATTCCTGATATTAAACTTGATAAAAATCTCTTTTTCATATTATTTGCTTTCCTCCTCATCATTTCTGAATATTTTATTTAAGATTTTTTTTATTAAATCCAATAACTTACTACATATTGGTATCAAAAATATAAAGGCAATAATTCCTATCAAGAAAACTAGTAGATAAAAAACTACATTCATTGCAAACATTCCCCCTTAATAACTTCATTTTCTATATTGTTATAATTTTTATATGCTTTTTTTACAATATATTTGCATAAAAAATAGAATAAGTATTAAACTTATTCTATTTGACTTATATATTAGATTGTTTTCATATTTTTATATTCATATTCTTGTTTTACTTTTTTCTTGGTTGCTTTTATGATTCCTTTACTTATAATTTCTGACATAATGTATACTTCATATAGTCTAGTATTTTGAAGCATTATAAATTCTATACCATTACCAGATAAGTTCACTATTCCTGTAATACTTATATCTCCAACAGAAGGCAAATTTTTATTAAGAGCCGAACCTGGTGTTAGTGGTTTATTCTTAATTTCTATATTCCCTATGTTATCTTCATTGCCTAAACAAACATCTATAGCTATTATATATGGATTTTTATATTTAGAATTTATTACAGAAATAGTTTCTTTAAAATTTTTAGCATGGACCGGGTTTTTCAAAGTACCATATACAGGATAGCAGCAATTTGCTTTAGTTAAGAATGTTCCTACTAATGGTCCTAATGAATCTCCCGTGGATCTATCTGTTCCTATACATATAAATACTATATTTTCTTCATCTCTAATACACTTTAATATTTCATTGCTTAATTTCATAATATTATATTTTTTGTTATTAGAATGTGGTATTATCATAAAGATTTCCCCCTTTAGTTTTTAGTAGTGTTAACTATAATTAATTAAAAATTATTATTTTTTAATTTACTTTGCATAAACAATTGGTAAATATTTAAAATTTTACATCTACTTTAAATATTTTTTGATTTATTGTTATAATAATTGTTTTATATAGTATTTACATATACTTTGAAAATTTTTTTAATTTTTATAAAAGTAATAATAATTATATGACAATATAAAAGTAATTTTAAAAGTATAAATAACAGTATTATGTAAAATAGAAAGAGGTGTATGAAATGATAGGATCTATTATAGGAGATATAGTTGGTTCTTCATATGAATTAATCAATACAAATAAAAAAGATTTTAATTTATATAGAAAAATTAGCCGATTTACTGATGATACAGTATTGACAATTGCCACCGCTGATTGCTTATTAAGAGAAGGAAGCTTTAAAGACTTTTATAGGACACATACTCTTAAATATCCTTTACGTGGATATGGAAGTAAGTTCTTGGCATGGGCTTATTTTAATAAGAAAAATCCTAATTATAGTTTTGGAAATGGTGGGGCTATGAGAGTATCCCCTATAGCTTATATTTCTAATGATTTATATACTGTTTTAGAAATAACAGAGAAAAGCTGTATAGCAACACATAATCATCCTGAAGGTATTAAAGGTGCTAAGGCAATAGCAGCATGTATTTATCTGGCAAGACAAGATTGTTCTAAAGAAGAAATAAAACAATATATAGAAAATGAATATAAGTATAATTTAAATATATCTGTTGAAGAATTTTATTCTAAATATAGGTCCAATGCTACTTGCCAAAATAGTATTCCTCAAGCGATAGTTGCTTTTTTAGAATCCACAGATTTTGAGAGTTGCTTAAGAAATGCTATCTATATTGGTGGAGACAGTGATACAGTTGCATGTATGGCATGTGGAATAGCGGAAGCCTATTATAAAGAAATTCCTTATGATATATTTGAATTTTGTTTTAGAAAATTAAATTATAATCAAAAATCTATAATTAAAGATTTTTACAATAAATACATTGTCAGCTCCACTATAACGAATAAAATTAATGATTTAATGTAAAAATTATATTTTTAATCTATAATAATAAAATGGAGAAGGAATTATTAAAGTTAAAAAATATAAAAATAGTTTTAAGTTGTGTAAATTAAAATTTCGCTTAATATATAAATATATGGTTAATAAATAACCTACTAACATCCTCAATGTTAGAGTTTTAGTTTTAAAAGCCACATAAAAAAGAAGTAATTAAGTAAGCTTATAACTTAATTACTTCTTTTTCTATATATTTTAAGGTTCTTTTAATTTTGTTAATTATACTTCTTGAATTTTATCTACTATTCTTTTACCGTCACTATTTATTGAAATATTAACTTGTATAAACTTATTTTTATTTAATGTTTCTTCTGCATATTTTTTCATGTTTCCGCTAAATAAATCTAAAAAATACTTATGCCAGTTTCCTTTACTATAAATAGTTCCTAATACACTACTTCCCATATTCAATGCAGACAGTAATCTTAATCCATCATCAGAGTTTTGTATTTCACTTATTATAAGTCTACTATTTTTAGAATTATTAGGTACAGTAAATTTACTCAAATTTAGTTCTTTTACTCGTTCAAAAGCCGTTATATTAACATCATCTTGATAATCTAATAATGAATTAAGCAAGGTAGTCTTACCAACACCAATTCTACCAGTTATGATTATATTTTTATTTTCTCTCATAGATTTAGCAAGATAATCTGCTTCTTCTTTAGATAGACATTTCATATCTATAAGAGCATTAAGGTCAATATTGCTTATTTTTTTATCCATAATATATTTACCTCCGTTCTTTTCATATATAATTATCATTACTTTTTTTATATACATTTGTATTAAAATTTATTTTTTATTGTATAAATAGATAAAAAGATTATTATATAGATATAACTCCTTTAATTTTATAGTTTAAAGCCATAAACTAAAAGGTAGCAAGACTATATAGTTTTGCTACTTTTATAATAATTTTTTTATTTCTCTTAATTTAATAGGGTATCCCAAACAGTGCATTATTTAATCATTGTTTAAGTAAATGTAGAACTACAAGTATTTCATAACAATTGGAATAATTATATTATGAGATTTCTCGGAGCATCTATTGATGAAGTCCTCAAGGACCTTTTCATCAACAAATCTGCCATCAATCATTAAATATAAAAATAATTGATCTTTCATTACATTAATACTCTCAATTAAATAGTCTATTTCATGAATATAATTCTCCATATTATTATGAAAACTTTCCCACTCGCATTGTTCGATTTCAATGGTTGGTGCATGCGGAACAATACAAGATCTGTCTCTTATATCATCTTTATCTGCAATAACAATTACATTTCTACTATTTGAAAACATTGTAGCAATTTTACTTGTTGCAAAAGCAATGCCCTCGCCTCTCTTTGCTTGGATAGTTATAATCATATATTTATATTCCTCTTTCTTTTATAATTTATATTTTTATTTTTGGGTTCATTTTTTTAAAACTCATTTAATATTGATTTATTATATTGTCTAAATCTTTTTCACAGATAGTTTCTTTTTCTATTAATAATTCAGCTATTGATTTTAAAGTATCTATATTGTCTCTTAATAGTTTATATGTTTCATCATATATGTTTTTAGATAATTTAGAAGCCTCATCTAGTATTATATTATTATCTACATCTAACTGATATAAATTAAGCATACCAAATTTCTCATCCATACCATATTCTACAATCATTTGTTTTATAATTTCAGTAGCTTGTTGGATATCAGCGCTAGCTCCAGTAGTAACTTTATTCTTATCACCCAATAATAAGAGTTCTCCTATTCTACCACCATAGGCTAGTTTGACTTTATTCTTAAGTTCTTGTATTGAGTATAAAGACATCTTTTTAGGAACAATCATGGTCACCCCACCAGCTCCACTAGTTGATGGTGTAATTGTTACTTTAGGAATATCCATTCCTGTAAGTTTACCTATTAATGCATGGCCCGCCTCGTGCCAAGCTACTAATCTAATATCATCTTTATCTCTTTTTTCATCTTCTTTAGCATGGCCTTTTAATAGAATTTTGTACATAGCTTTATCTATACATTCTGTGTCAATATTATCTTTATTATATTGAATAGAGATTAGAACAGCTTCGTTAATTAATGATTCTATTTGAGCTGGAGAAAATCCAATAGTTTGTTTAGCTAAATTTGTAAAATCCACTTCTTTATTAAAACATTTATTTTTACTATAAATACCGATTATTTCTAGCCTTTCTTCTGGTGTTGATGGCAAAGATACACTTATATGTTTATCAAATCTACCAGGTCGTATTAAGGCCTGATCTAAATCTTCTATTCTATTAGTAGCGGCAATAACTAAAATACCTTCTGATCCATTAAATCCATCCATTTCTGCTAATAGAGCATTAAGTGTTTGTCTATATTCGCTATTGTCAAGATCAACATCTCTTTTTCTACCGATAGCATCAATTTCATCTATAAATATAATGCAAGGAGCATTTTCACGTGCTTCTTCAAATAAGCTCCTTACTCTCATGGCTCCCATTCCTGCAAACATTTCAATAAAATCTGAACCATTAATAGAAAAGAATGGTACATTTGCTTCCCCTGCTAAAGCTTTAGCTAATAATGTTTTTCCAGTGCCAGGTTCCCCGTATAGGATAGCTCCTTTAGGTAATTTTGCTCCTTTATGTGTGAATTTTTCAGGATCTTTTAAAAATTCTACTAATAAATGCATATCTTTTTTTACTTGTTTCAATCCAGCTATATCCTTAAAAGATATTTCATTTTTAGAAGTATCTGAATCAATTCTTTTATTCTTTATTTCACTTTTATTATATATAGATTTAATTTGAGATATCATAAGGATCCCAAATAAAATGAAGATAATCTCTTTTAAACTTTGTATTAAATTTTGTTTATGCATCTCATTTATTTCAATATTATATTCAAGCAATTCTTTTTTAAAATCATTTGTTTTTGGATTATCTGTTATATATTTATTATTTTTATTATTTATGAATACAAAATTATCATCCTTGAAATCAATGTGTATTTTTTTTATTTCATTATTTTTCATTTGTTTTACAAAGATATTATAAGAAGTCTTTGTAGCATTTAGATTCACAGCATATGATTTTAGTGTTGGTATTAATATACTAATAACAATTAAAATACATATTACATATTTATTTATATTTATTTTTATTTTCATTCCTCAACAACCTTTCTTATCATAGCTTTGCATTAAAATAATCAGATATTTATCATTGAATATCCGATTATTTTAATGTACTTATAAGCTTACTTTTTTAAGCCTTTTTGAATATTTATATATTTAGTTCTCCTTTTTTGTATTTCAATTAAATTTTCTTTGTACTCTTTATCTGTTGTTAAAGCTATAGCACACTTAAGCAAATAATTATTAGAAGGGACCTTTTTATCTTTTATTATATTTATAAGTTTATTACATGTAAGATACTCTTTATTAGCTTTCTTACTTTTTATATTTATAAATGCTTTATTAGTAATGTATCCGTTTAGATTCATATCACCATTTAGGTTAATTATTAAAAAATGTTTTTTGTTTCTTATTATTTTAAAATTCTCCATAATTACTCCTCCGTATAAATAATCTAGATATTTTTATATATACATATTTAAAAATAATAAAACATTTTTTAATTTCATATTGTATAAATTCAATTTTCGATTATTATATAAGTATAAGGTTAATAAATAACCTAAATCATCCATCCATATATTTTAGTTTAAAGCCAAACAAAGGAAGCAGATAGTTAATTATCTGCTTCCTTTATTTATTATCTACTGACTTTTAAGGCTTTAATAATAAGCCACTATTTATGATATAAGTATGTTGGTTATTAAAAGCAATATGTTTCAGGGTTATCTTTCATATTTTTTACAATAAATTATTTCCATATCATTTTCTGGTTTATTGAAATTCGCTTTAAATTCAGAAATTGTTATATACATTTTGGTATCATTGCTTTTTATAAAAGTATCTAGTTTTTTATTTATTTTATTATCTGTTTGTAATTTTATTATATTATGCAGCTGCGCAATATTAATATTAGTTTCATTAATAGAGTTATTATTTAGAGATTTAACATTAAAATTTTGTTTGTTTTTCATTACCATAATAGCGGTATCTATTTTTATGCTATTTTTATTTAATAATTCTAATGCCATATTAGTTTGATTATTTTTAAATAAATCAATACTGCTTTCTATTATATGTTCTTTCTTATTTTTTTCGTAATTGTAAGTTTCAGCATTCAGTATATTAATATTGCTAATAACCATAAAAACTATTAAAAAGCATCCAAATAGCAGAAAACTCAAACCAGAACCTTTATTATTTTTTAAGCACATAATTTCATCACCACTATTCTATAAATTTCATAGAAGTTATTTCTATTTTATGTTCTGCTGATTCATTAGATATTATATTTACTAATCTTTGAGTAACAGCAGTATTTTTTTGAATTAATATTGCTTTTATTGTAGTACCAGGTGTTAATTTTTCATTGTATATTTCAGTACTATCTATTTCTCGGATTAAATTTTTATCTTTATCATATATTTCATATTTATAATTATAGTCTCCTATAAAATTAAGATATCTTTTCATTTCTTTATTAAAAAACTCGTGAGTACTATTTCTAAGCTCTTTATTATAGCTTATATCTTTTAATTCTTGATACATTAAATTATTTAGATTACTTCTACAATGCATTTCCATTTCACAATAATACATATACATAAAAGCAAATGTACATATGGTTAATACTATAGTACTAGATAATATAACAGATAAGCCACCTTTTTTATTCTTTAATATTTTCATATACATTACACTTTCCTTCCTATAATAAGTTTTATATTCTTTTATATATACATTTTTATAGTAAAAAAGCACCTATTTAAATTATTTAAATAGATGCTTTTAATGGCTAAATTTACCTGAAGTAAGTATTATTTAATTACACTTGGTTGAAATTCATCCATAATTTGTGTCTGTTCCTTTACGATATTGTTATTTGAATCATCTCCAACTTTTCGTACAGACTGGCCGTTCGGATGTATAGCACTTATAAAGATAAATACCGTAATTATAAGTAATAATACAACAGATAGTAATTGTGATAGACCACCTTTTTTGTTTTTTCTAATTTCTTTCATTTTATTCATCATAATTTGTTACCTCCAAAAATTTGTTATAGATTAATTTATTTAAACTGAATAATCTTCAGTTTTTTATTGAATTAATATTTAATTTATGGTAGATCTGGAAGGTCAGGTATTGTTGGTAATCCTAAATCATTTATTTGTTGTTGTTCATTTTCAATTGCTGCTACAGAGTCTTTACCAACATTATCAATTGAACGACCATTCGGATGTATAGCACTTATAAAGATAAATACTGTAATTATAAGTAGCAATACAACGGATAATAGTTGTGATAAGCCACCCTTTTTGTTCTTTAAAGAATTTTTGAATTTTTTTAACATTAATATTACCTCCGCGAAATTTAATCAAAATATTTTAAGAAATCATATTCAAGTAGGTACATTTATTTATTATTACTTCTTATAAGAATCGTACCTTTTTAGCAAAAATATTTTAAAAAATTATATTTAAGTAGGTACATTTATTTATTATTACTTCTCATAAGAATCGTACCTTTTTAGCAAAAATATTTTAAAAAATTATATTTAAGTAGGTACATTTATTTATTATTACTTCTCATAAAAATCGTACCTTTTTAGTAAAAATATTTTAAAAAATTATATTTTAAGTAGGCATATTTATTTATTATTACTTCTTATAGGAATCGTACCTTTTTAGTAAAAAAAAATAATCATCTTAACTTTAATTATTAAAGTTAAGATGATTATTTCAATTATTGTTTTTATCTATTGATACTGTTCTATTGTTATTGATTTTAATTAATTTATTTGTATTTCTAGATAAAACAATAAAGTTACCTAACAAATAAGTTGTTATTAAGAGTATTAACACTACAGACAACTGATGTGATAATCCTCCTCTTTTATTATTTAGTATCTTCATATTATCATCTCCGTATTATATTAAAATTTCATATTTTGAACTTGGTTTACACTAGATACCGCAAAATTAACAATTAGCATCATTAATAATACTGTTCCTATAGTAAATAATAATAGAATTAATCCTTCTTTATTTTCTATTTTATTTTGATATTCTAATTTTCTTATTTTATCTATATTTTCATTGTATTTTTTTATGTTATTTAAGGCTAATTCTTTATTACTATCTTCTATTTGTCTTAATAAAGTTATTATTTTATTTATAGCTTGTTTATCTTTATCTAACATAAATAAATTATAAGCTTCATCCCTATTCATATAATACGCCATTTGAAATTTTTCAAGTAATGGTTTTAAATATTTAGCGTTATTAGTCAATATTGTCATTAAACCTTGAGCTGTAATATTAAGATTAGAGCCTATTACAGCTAATAAATTAATTAAATATAATTCTTCTTTTTTTATTTCTTCTTTTCGGATATTAGCTATTGTGAATAGAATAATATCAGGGATGAAGAAACTAGATATTACAATAATTAAATACAATAGTAATCTTTTTAATGAATACAAATGGTTTATCTTAGCTAAATCATTTATTACTACTGAAGATATTTTTGGTGCATCTTGAGGGGATATACCACCTTGTTTTATTAATATAACTTGTATTTTAGCATCTGCACTATTTTTATCATCAATATTTTTTATATATTTAGTTACTAATTTTATATTTTCTTTCCTTACTGTAGGATTATTATATATACTAGTTTTAGCATATTCGGGATATATAACGTTGTTATAAATTTTTTCTTGAGACAATATAGTATTAGTTGAAAATATTAATATTGCAAACATAGATACAACTATAATTGTTACAATTTTTAGTGAATAGAAACTTATTAAGTCAATGTTTAGTAGTGATTTTTGTAATAATTTTATATCTTTTAAATATTCTTTTGTATTTTTCTTAGGAGCAATTTTTATTGCGCATTTTCCTATAATTGTTCTCTTTAATAAAAAACGTCCTTGTTTTATCATTGAATAATAGTACCCTAAAATTAGTAAAGCGAATGAAATTGCAATTAAAATAATAATCTTATACATCTATTTTATCCCCTCCTCTTTAAAATCTTTCTAATAAATCTATTACAAAATATAATAATATAAAATACAAAGCTATAAATGTAAACTTACTAGTGGAAATAGATATTCCTGTTTGTTGTAATAATTCAGCAGGGAATAATTTTAATAATAGGTTTTTAGATACAAAAGAACATATGATCATTACAATACTAGCTAATTTAAATTTAAATAGTCTTTCAGTTATCCTTTTATAAAACATATTTTCACTTTGCATTGTAGTATTTATGTCTGTAATTTGTATATTAAGTTGTTCTATATTGCCACCAAACTCTAGATAACTTTCCAATATTTCTGTTAATTGATTTACATATATGTTTTTAAAAGTATCTTTGAATGTGGAAAAAGCTTTTTTGCTATCATCACTATTTAAATATAATGATAGTGTTAAAAAAGGTTTTTTTATTGTATCTGTTAAGTTTTCAGATGTTTTATTTATAGTTTCTACTACATTATTAGTTCTAAATAACCAATATTGTAATTCAGTAAAAGCGTTATTTAATTCTTTTATCACTTTTCTATATTTATTTTCCATAATATTTTTGGTAATTACAATTGGAATAGCTGAAGATAAAATAATGTTTAATAGGCTTGTATACCATATATCATTAATAAAAAAGCTTAATATTATATTAATAATAGAATTAAATAAGATTAATTCTATTATTAAATAAGATACTGTTTTAGATTTATTTATATCTATTGTAAATAAATTTAATCTATTTTCTATACGCCTTTGAATTTTAGATAAAATTATAGATCTATCAATATTTTTAATAAAGAAAAATTTTTTTATATTTATTTTATCTAGCATTTGCAAGCATATAAAAATACTTACAGATGTCAGTATACTAGTGTAGATCATTAAATTGTTATTCATATATATAACACCATCTCTTTCTTTTAAGAGAATATATCATCTATTATTTTTTTATTGTTTTCATCAAATTCAAATTCAAATGCTCTTTCAAAAAAACCATCTGATATTTTATTTACTTTTTTAAATTCTTTATTTTTCTTATCATATTTAAATATTGTATTTAATCCATAAGGTTTTTCTTTATTCGATTTATCAAATATAACTTCTGTGATAGATTTTATATATCTTTGTCCTGTTTTTCTATTTATACCAAGCATTATTAAAAAATCTACAGCTCTTGATATATCATATAAAGCACTTAATTCATTAGTATATGTCCCATTTTGCATTAGAAGATTTTTATAGTCATATATAAAGTCTTCTGGAGAAACTGTATGAAATGTTCCCATACTACCTTTATTTTGTCTGGTCATACTATTTAAGGTTATTACTGCTTCCTGTGGACTTCTAACTTCACCTGTAATAATTATATCTCTATTCAATCTTAAGCATGTTTGGAAAGCATCATCTGGAGTTTTATATGATAAGAATTGTAATTTTTTAATATCTTTTTGAGGGTAATATCTATCGGGATTTAATTCAAACATAGGCTCTAAAGTTGCTATAGAAATATTGTCTGGTATAGATCCCATTAATCTTAGTACATAAGTTGTTTTACCAGTACCTTGGTCCCCTAATACAAATATATTTGGTCTACCTGGCATTATATTATCTAATGTTGTTTCAATGTCTTCATTACTAGTTTTAAAATCAATTAATTGGTGTTTAGTTATTAACGTAGCGGAAAAATATCTTATATTTAAAGAATAATTATGTGAATAAGGTGGACATAAGGCAGTAACTCTTTCACCATTTAATCTTTGACATAGTACCTCAGGATTATCAGGCTTTAAATCAAGTTTTGGTTTAAAAGAAATACTTTTTTTAACGACCTCTTGATACATTTTTTCATCTTTAAACTTTAATTTAGGAATTCTTTTCCTTACACCACTTATTTGCAATGATATATAATCATAACTATTGGTACTTATTTCATTTAAACCCGTTATGTTTCCATCTGCAAAATCATCAATTACTGACAATCCATATACTTCTTGATATACTATTTGTGTCAATTTATCTTTTCTAATTTGTATATTGTCATTTTCATTAATAATAAATTTATTAAATATTGATATAAATAATTTATTTGAACCAACATATATAGGTTCGAAATAATTTACATGATATTCTTTTATTAATTTATTTATATCCTCATCATCTACATTTTCTGATATATATCTATTAATAATTGCTTTAATAGAATTTTTACATGTAATATCACCTGCAATTGCTTTGGTCAGTATAGTTTTATTCAAGTTTATCTCATTTATTGATGCGGATTTGATGAAATTTTCCTTTATTTCTTTTAATAACTGATCTAAAGTCATAGTACGCTTTCCTTTCTAATTTTTTAGTTTTATTTAGAATATGTTACATTTGTTTTTCTGGCATTTTTATCTGAGTATTTTAGGAATAATAGATTACCTTCTCTTCGAGCTTGTTCTATAGATTGGATTTCTTCTAAGCTTGCTTTTACAACAAGTAACGATGGTGTTTTTTGACCTTCTGACTCCCCATTGCCAATATGTTTTACTATATTCCCTGATGTATCGGCCATATATTCTACCTTTAATTTCGCAGCAACAACATCAGTAGATTTTACTTGTTTAGTTTTAGCATTATTATTTTTTGGGTATACAACCATAACATCAATGAAATCATTACTATTTATACTTAAATCACTTAAATTTTCTAGCTTTATTGGAATTGAATATGGTCTTAATGTGTTATTTTGATTTTCTTTTAAAGTTACATCATATTTTTTTATTTGCTCATTAGGCTCTAATTTATTTACTGTTATCTTACCTATTAAATCTTTTTTTACGTTTATGGTATTTTTGGCTATATTATTTATTGGCATTATTTTTTCTTCAATATCACCTTCATTGATTAACTCACCTTCATTGATTACTCTTTTAGCAATTATTACAGGTGCTTTTGAACTCTTGTTTAAGGTTGGTAAATTAATATTTGCATATTCACTTACATAGTACGCTCCTGCAATAGCCATTAGCCAAACACTACTTGTAACTAATATGGTGCTTATTATTTTATTCCTGGTATTACTACTCATTTTTTTACTCATAATATATTTACCTCCGTTCTTTTCATATTTAATTATTATTACTTTTTTTATATATACGTTTGTATTAAAATTTATTTTTTATTGTATAAATAGTTAAAAAGATTATTATTATAGATATAAACTCCTTTAATTTTTTAGTTTAAAGCCATAAACTATAAAAAATGTAGCAAGAACATAAATATGTTCTTGCTACATTTTCATTATGCTTCAGGAGATGGAATTGTTTCACCTAAATCCTTAAGTTGTTTCTGAAATTTCAATATTTCTTTTATTATATTTTCTTTATTTTTAGTGGTAAAGTCTAGCTGATTTGCTTTAGATATAAGTTCAGCCATTTCTTTTTCACCAGCTAATATATTGTTCTTTTCAGCATTTTCTTTATATTTAGCTAATGTTTCCATTACCTCCATATAACTTTTAGCTTTGTCCATTCTGTTCTTATATTGACTATTATTATCTAATCTATTTATTGCTTTTTCAGCATCTTTATATAGGTCCTTTACTACATTTAAGTTATTCATTATATCAGCGTAGTTTATATATCTGTCTAACTTTTCCACTGCATCTCTTGCTTGTATTGCTAAATCTATCTGTGATACTTTATTAGTTGTGTCTAGTCGCTTTTGCAATTCTATTTTTATATCTGAACTTTCTAATTTATCTATAGCTGCTTGCGCTTCTTCTATTGCTTTAGGATCTTTTGTTGCTATAGCTTTTCTTATTAAGCTTTCTATATTTCTTACTTGATTACGTTCTTCTTGCTTATTTTGGTTTTCTTTTCGATCTATATATGGCTTTAAAGCATCTAATACTCTCTGCAATTGAGCTTTTTCACTTTTATATATAGTTGTATTTAGTTCTTCTAATGCTTTTTTAGCATATTCATAATCTTCTTTATCTAAAGTTGATTTTGCTTTTTTAACAGCATTATAAGCTTTAATATAAGCATCCTTTTCTGCTTTGATTTGTTTTTCCAAATCATCTAATCTACTAGTTAAATCATCCTTTACCTTACCATCTGGTAATTTTGATACTTTATTCTCAGCATCTTTTATGTCTTCATCCTTTTTAGTTTTTTCAGCTTTTTCTACTGCATCTTTGGCCTCTTTTTCTTCTTTTAGCTTTTGTTCTTGATCCTTCTTCTTATTTATCTTGTCTTGTACTTCATCTAATCTATTGTTCAAATCATCTTTTTCTTTACCATCCGGTAATTTATTTACCTTTTCTCTAGCTTTATCTACATCATCTTGATTTTGGCTATTTTCAGCTTTTTCCACTGCATCTTTAGCCTCTTTTTCTTCTTTAGACTTTTGCTCTTGATCTTTTTTCTCGTTTATCTTATTTTGTACTTCATCTAATCTGTCATTCAAATTATCTTTTTCTTTACCATCTGGCAATTTATTTACTTTTTCCCTAGCTTTATCTACGTCATCTTGATTTTGGCTATTTTCGGCTTTTTCTACTGCTTTTGTTGCATCTTCTAAGTTTTTCTTACCTTCATCTTCTACATTAACGTTTATCTCTGAAGATGAACTATTTTGGTCATTCATATTGCCTGCATTATCTATAGCCTTAACCTTTATCTTATGAGCACCTGGAGATAAGGTTACTTCTCCAGCATATCTTATAAATTCACCATCATCTATTTTGTAGAGAATTTCTTTTATACCACTTAAATTATCAGTAGCAGTAATAGTAAGTTTATTTCCTGCTACATTTATACTATTGATTACAGGTAATTCTTGATCTATTTTATTTACTATTATTTCTTTACTAGTTTTATTACCAACTTCATCTTCTATTATTATTTTATATGTTCCATTAACAGCTTCAGATAATTTAATATTTATTTCCTTGTTATTTTCACCAGTTATTTCATAATATACATAGTCATAAAATCCATTTTTAGTATAAGTACCTGTAGTCATTTCTGACCAATTATTAATATTAATAACATCATTATCTATAGTTACTTTACTAATTTTTTTATTATGAGTAGCCTTTATATTTATAGTTTGTTTTTCTTTAGTCCATTTACTTAAATCAGTTAACACTTTTATTATTGGAGTTTCTTTATCTTTTATAGTAACTTTAAATTCAGATACGTCACTTTCATTACCTGCCTTATCTATAGATTTAGCATAAATAATATTTTCTCCAGTAACTAAATTGTCTAAGTTAAAATCTTTAAGATCTATCCAGTTACCATTATTTATTCTATATAAAGTTTGTTTTATACCTGATTCATTGTCTTTACCTTCAGTTATTTTAATACTATCTTCTATTCTAGTTATAGAAGGTTTAGTAGGAGACACTTTATCTATATTACTTACTTTTAATTCTTTAGTCTTAGTATTGCCAGCTTCATCTTCCGCTACAAAGCTATAAGTACCATTTTCTTTTATAGTAAAAGTTCCTGTATCTCCATTTACAACAGTTCCATCTGGTAGCTTTATTGACTTAACTTTTGTGTTATCTGTTGCTGTTACTTTTACTGTAAAATCTTTATTAGTCCAATCTGATGGTATTCCTGTTAGGTCTATTTCTGGTGCTTCTTTATCTTTAGACTCAGTATCATCAAAAGTAAAATCACTTTCTTCTCTCATATCAGAAGCCGCTGTACTTGTTAATTGAGCACCTGTTAATTTACCATCAAAATCATATAGTGTACCATCTTTCATAATTATAAATTTCTTATCACCATTTTTCCCATCATCTGATACTATAGAAATAATGTTATTATAATCTATACCTTTTGATAATAAATCACCGCAGTTCTTTACACTACCATATGCTTTTGTTGTATTGTCTTTCATTAGTATAAACGTTCCTGTTTCATCTATTTTAACTAGAGTTTTTATTAGTTTACCATTAACATCATTTAAAAAAGATAAATCACCATTATCGTCGGCTATCATAACTTTTCCATTCTTAAGCCATAATAAATTGTTTACGGATTTATTGTGAAGTGTTTCTAATGTATTTGTATTTTTTATTGACATACCTTGTAATGTATATATAAAGTTATCATCCATTAGCAGGAATCTATTAGACAATACTTTCTTTAACTTTTTACCTTGGAAATCTACTTGTGTGCCATCAAGGTTTTTTATAGTACCATCTTTCATTAAAAATAAATCATCTGTTACATTAGTTGATGGTAATACTTTTTCAACATCATTCATATTAATAGCTGTTTCTTTTTCAAATCTATTTTTATCAAAATAAGTTAATTTACCATCATTCTTAATAAATAAAAATTTATCTGATTCATTGTTCTTTTTATGATATACAATAGTATCATTAAATTCAGACTTTTCTATTGGAAGCATTCTTTCTTTGTTATCATTATCTATATACCAAATATATTCATCATCTTTTTCCATCATAGGCACAAGTCCAATATCTTCAATATAGCCTAAAAACATATTTTTAATTTTAGTTCCGTCTATAGGAACTGTTGTAGGTTGTGTATCTGTAAAATTCTTATAATCACTAACCATACCATAATTATCTATAACTACTATTCTACCATTAGAAAATATATATTTGGATTTAATTTCACTTTCGTCAATTATATTATTAAAAGCAAAAGTTTTTTTGCTATTGGCATCAAAACCTCCATAATTGCCATCAATACGTCTTTTGCCATAATAGGTATTAGCCCAACTACCATACTTTTTTATACTTGATGTATTGTAAAATTTATCAATAAATTTCATCCAATACTCCATGCTAATGTATCTATCCCATTCATTATCTAAATCTAGTGCTCCTTTATCTCCAAAGTGGGATGAACCTTCTCCATCGTTACCACCAGTTAGAAGTCTACATTTATAATCTGTGCCTTCTATGTTGAAATCCTTACCAGCTACTAAATTTTGAGAATTAAGTTGAGACCATGTTATACGTTTAATCAATGCCCTGTCAGATATTAGTAAATTTTTATCTCCATCTTTAATATATATCCATTGTAATTTATAATCATCATCGTTATCAGTATTTTTTATTTCAATATTTCCTCCATTATATTCAATAATATTTCCGTTAAAACTTACAGGATCAGTGGGCCTTTTTATTTTTTTATTATTAATGTACAAAGTACCAAATTTAACAATGTCACCAGATTTTTTATTAGATATAAGAGGATCAGAATCTAAGACTTCAAGGGCAGGACGCCAAGCACCGCCATTGTAATTATAACGACCAGCTGCAAGGTAACGAGCTCCCTGATTTCCACGATAAACATAGTTATTACTTTCCCATATAGCTTTGTCTTGCACCCATGAAAATACATTGTACCAGTGCCATAATTTATTATGTATCGAATTTTTTTGTTTATCTTCTGCATGCCAATCATTATCAGAATCATTTGGTATTGGCAAACCCAAAATATTATTATTAAAATCACCATTTATCCATTCTACATTACCGGTTAAACCTTTAAAATTATCTGCTGCGAAAACTTTATTATTTCTTACAATCCTAATACCATTATCTTGCATATCTATACTTACAGGTAGAGATAGTATTGTTCCTAGTGCAGTTACTCCTATAAGTGCTTGTGTTATCTTCTTGTTTATTATTTTTTTATCATATGGCTTCATATATTATCATACCTCCGAAATATTTAATTAGTTTTTTATTATTACAATTAATTATTATTTAGTATTTTAAAAACCGTACTACTTTCTAATCAATTTCTAAAAAATATTTATATCTAGTTTATATACAAAATCTTATAAATTAAAAACATTTTATATCTATATATTTATATATATCTATCTTTTTGTTAGGGTTTAAAATTTGTACCCTATTGAAAACATAAAAATAGGCAATAAGAATTGATCTTATTGCCTATGAATCATATCTAGTTTTGCGAATGTTTGATTTTCTCCACACCATGAAAGTTTCATTGTACCAGTTGGGCCATTCCTTTGTTTTCCTACTATACATTCAGCAATTCCTTTATCTTCTGTTTCAGCATTGTAATATTCATCTCTATATATGAACATTATTATATCTGCATCTTGTTCTATACTTCCTGAATCTCTTAAGTCAGATAATACTGGTCTTTTGTCTGCTCTAATTTCTGGTGCACGTGACAATTGGCTCAAACATATTATAGGTACATCTAATTCTTTAGATAAGCCCTTAAGACGGTTACTTATATAGCCTTTTTCTTCATTTAGACTATTAAATTTCTTATTAACCATAATTAATTGCAGATAATCTATCATTATTAAATCTAATTTATTTTGCATTTTTAATCTTTTACAATCAGATATAATATTATTTAAAGACTTAGATTTATCAAATATATGCATGTTGTCTCTTTTAGAATATATAATATTCATCGTATTAGATATATTAATCCATTTTTTATTATCCATTTCAGGATTTACTTCATTCAATGATATTCTTGATATAGAACAGAGCATTCTTGTTACTAATTGCTCCTTAGACATTTCTAAACTAAAAAAACCTATATTTTTATTTTCTTTAAATATTAATTCTTGAGCTATATTTAATGCTAATGCAGTTTTACCCATGGAAGGCCTGGCTGCTATTATCATTAAGTCTTGTTTGTATAGGCCTTGGATATAATCTTTCAATAAATCCATTACTATTGCTACATTTGGCCCCCTACCTGCATATCTATTACTTAGGTCATTGGTTATATTATTTAATACATCTAAAATACTTTCCTCTTTATTACTGGTATTAGGTAACAAAGAATAAATATTATTTTGCATTTCTTCCATTTCCTTTATTATATCTACATTTTTTGATTGTTCCAGTTTATTTTTGGTGTTAGTTAAGGTTTTGTAATATTCTCTTTTTAGTGCTTGCTTCTTTATCTTCTCGGAATAATAAGTAATATTACTATTTGAATAACCTGCACTAAATAGTTGTGCTAAATAAGATACTCCTCCTGCATCTATTAGATCATCATTTTTTTGTAAATATTCTGATAGCGTGGTAATAGTTATAGGGGCATTTTGTATATATAAATTATTCATTGCATCAAATAAAATTTGATGTTTAGGTAATAAAAAATCCTCTGATTTTATATCTGCATCTACTAAATCTATAATTGCATTATTGTCGCTTAATAGTATGGCTAATAACTCAGCTTCCATCTTTATATTACTTAAATCATATTGATTAGCAACCAATTATATCACCACCTATGTAAGAAGTGTTACGAAGTCTATAATCGTATTCCTTACCAATAACTTCTATTACGGTGTCACCTCCATTGCATATTTCACTTAATCTACCTGCAATACCCATATTGATATTTACTATGTCATTTAATAATAAGGTACTACCAACTAATACTGGTAAATTATTATCATATCTATATTCTAGAATATCAAAGATTATTCTTTCATCAGTTGGTGTATTGTCTTTCATTAAAAAATTATCAATTATTAGAACTTCACAATTAAGTGCTTCTTTTTCTGTTGTAGTATTAATTTTAGTTATTCTATCGTTCTTTATTTTATCTACTAAATTATTAAACTTATAATATCTTACATCTATATTTTTATCTAATAATATTTTACCTATGCTTGTTAATAAATGTGTTTTACCACATCCACTTTGACCTAATAAGGCTAGGGAATGGGTATTATTATTATTAAAATTATTTAAAAATTTTTTTGAATTAGAATATAATTTCATATATACTTTATTTTCAGCATATTTATAATTATTAATGGAATATTTTTCTAACATGTTTAATGTAAATCCATGAGAAATTAATACTTTTTTTCTTTTCTTTTCTATTTGACATTCACATATAAAAGTTGTTCCTTCTGTCGTCCAAATAATGCCAGTATCTTTGCACTTTTCACAATCATATTCCTTTATACTGCATTGGTCTAATATAGGATTTTCTTTAGAACCATATTCAGCTAATTCTAAAATTTTATCTAGTAGATTGTTCTTTTCATTTTCATAATTTTTATGTTTGCACATAAAATGGTACCCCCTCTTTTTGTCTTATTATTGCTACTCGAGTAGCTTGTTTTTCTTTTTCCTCATCAGTTAATTCAGTATTGTATTTATTCAACCATGCCAGTTCTTGTGCTTTATGTCTCTCAAAATCATTTTCATAATCATTAGGATCTATAAGAGTGTCCTCTATAAATTCTTGTATCATTTTTTGTTCTCTCATTTTACGTATATGTTCGGACATTTCTTTTGCTTGTCTATTTATTGATTCAAATTGGGATTGTTTATTATTATATTTGAAACTATTCTTGTTTGCATAATATTTATTTGGTTTATCTTTATCCCATTCATTCTTATTCTTTATAATCCCCGTAACATAACTAGGTGTCCAGATATTTTTATTTTTTGCTATATCTAAAGCATCCCTTATTTGTTCATAATTATGTTTAGTTGCTAATTTTAAATATCCCTTAATATAGGATTGAGGTATGTTTTCTAATCCTATATTGGCATCTATTTCGTCTAATATTTTCTTTTGTTCCGGTTTAATATTTTTATATACTTCTAATTTGTTATTTTCTCTAATTTCTTTATCTTTCTTTCTTTTTCTATGATTATATAGTATGCTTGCTACATAGTTAGGAGAGGATATGTTTCTATCAAAAGCTTTATCTATTGCCTTTTTTATATCTTCCAAAGGGAATTTTTCTCTTTCTAACAATTCATCAAAAAATAATTCCTTGGTAAAATAGTTTATTTTAAAGTTCTTATCTATCATGTATACAGATAATTCCTGTATTTCTCTTTGTTCTATTGTAGGTTCATATTTTCGAACTTTATATATTTGTTGCGGATCATCTTTATCTATCATTTCTTCAGGGGTTTCTAATATTTTATATATATTGGTTTGATTTTTATATATTGTATATTGTTTTGATTTATTTGCTACTAGCATTTTTTCATTACTTTTTCTAATTTGTTTAGTCATTAGTCCTAATGCTTCTAAATTTTTTATTGCATCAATAACTGTTGTTTTAGATACGTCAGCTCTATCAGCTATAGTATCTAATGAAGGATAACATTCATTACTTTTATTTGAAAAAGAAGCAATGACCAAATAAACTATTTTATGCGTTGCTTTTAATTTTTTACTATATATGATTGCATTATCTATTGATGTAAATTTTAATTTGTAATCCAATATATTTTCCCCCTTGTTTATGATAGAATTATCTTCTTTAATCAATCTATATAATCTTTATAATGACTTGGCCACCAATCTGGAATATGCTTATATTCATCTTTTATCCATTCTGGCATACCAAAAATTGATATAGGTTTAATTTTTTTATCTTCTGTTATTTGATAATCTATCAATTCACATTCTTTAAGTCTTTCTAGTGCATACATTACATTTTCATCGTCACAATCTTGTTTACCAAAATATCCAGCCAATCTTAATTGTATGAATCCTGTGAGTTCTTGCCAATATAAATCATCTCTTACTAAATGATGAGTACTTTCACTAAAATTTAATAATATTAAATATATTATTTTTTCATCAGCTGTTAACTGTCTAGTAAATAAAACTCCTAATGGGCAAGAGCCCTCTCGATCACTTCGCTCATCTAACACATAAAAATCTTTATTATTATCCATAAAAGCACTTCCAATCATTTTTTAATAAATTTGCACATTTTTTGATTCTATAACTAACAGTACTTTGAGAACAGTTTATATTTTGGGCTATATGTTCTTGAGTTTTATTTTCTAATAGTAATTGCTCTAATATATCTTTATCTTTTTGATTGTGAATTTTATTTAATGACTGCTTTATAGTAGTGGTATACTCTAAATTAGCTAATTCATTATTTTTAGTATCTATATTGTCTATGTCAAAAACAGGTCTTTCTATCTTGGCTTTTCTATATGATTTTAAAACATACTTTTTCATGTCATTTTTTATACACACATATATATATCCTTCTAAAGACCCTTTATCTTTGTTAAAATTTTCGTAAGATTTTAATATGGCAATTCTTCCTATTTGTTGTAACTCATCTAATTCAGCAAAAGAATATTTTGACGTATATTTTTTAGATATTATATCAATAAGTTCTTGAAAATTATTTAATATAGCATCTATATCAGGTTTATCATTATTCAATAAAGAACCCTCCTTTTCAAAGTGTAAATATGAACAAATTGTTAAATGTGTTACTATTATATAAATAAAATATTATATTTCTATTATAATTTTTAATTCTTTTTTTACAACATTAAATATAACAGTTTTAAGAATGTTAACTTTTTTTACAAACTATTTAAAAATTTAGATATTTATTTTAATTTGTTCAAAATAATTTATAGAAAAGTTGTTTAATTTATGACAGCTTGTTTCATAATTTAACATTGAAGGACATTTATCGCTATTTAATGCTCTGTTTTCATTAATTCCCATATAGTTTAAATATTTTAATATTTTTTCTAATTTGCTTTGCTTAGTATGTTTTCTTTTTGTACACATTTTCTTTATTTCTTTTTTACTTTCTTTAATTTCATTTACACAATCAAACATCAATTGATCTCCAAATTGAATCTTATCAACAAAATTTATATTATTTTGCTTTTCTTTTTTCGTATCTACAATTTCAGTTCCTTCTCTTAATTTTAAATAGGCTAATATTGATTTGATTTTTCTACATATTTGTGTTTGGGATACTTCCCTCTCTATTGCTATTTCTGTTTGACTTTTATCTCTTAAGTAATAGTCTACAATTAAGTTTTTATCACTTTGAGGTAATTTATTTAATATTAGGTTAATATGACTTTTATTTACCAGTTCGTCTTCAGCGGTTATATCTTCTATATTGTCTATAAAACGTTGCTCTTTTTCTCCATCATTATAGATAATATTATCCAAACTATTACTGACACTATCCATTTCCCAACCTTTCTGATAGTTATCTCTTATGTGTAATAAAATTTCTGTAGATATGATTTTGTTTGCATATGTGCTAAAGTTAATGTTTTTACTTATATCATATGTATTAAATGCTTTCCATACTGCTAAATGTGCAATCTGTTTAATATCTTCAAAACCATATTTTATCCATTTATAAGCATATTTGGTTATTAAGTTAGAGTATTTCTTTAGCACTTCTTCAAAGCTTAATTTTTCTATATTATTTTTATTTATTTTTATATTTTTTTTCATTAATATCTATCCCCCTATTATTAATAAAATATGATTTTATAGATATACAAAGCCAGAGATACGATATACTCCTGGCTTTGCATAATATGCTTATATAGTTGTTGTTTTAATTAATCTTACTAATGTACCAGATACTCTTTCTCTTTCACGATCTATTCTCTTTATTCGAACCAAATAGGTATCACCAATATTAGGATTAAAGTTTGCCCAGTTTGGTGGAGGACATAGTATTACTATTCCTTGTTGAAGCTCAATAAAAATGCCGAAATTTTCTATATTCACTATTTTCCCAGCATGTTCACTGTTTTTAGGATAGTTTTTTTCTACTATCTCTATTGGGCTTGGCTTTAGTGCTTTCATAGATAACTGTAATATTTGATTTTCAGCGTCAATTTCTAATATTTTAGCTTGTATTCTATCTCCAACTTGAGCATATTTTCTTAAATCTTTTATATATCCATAATCAACTTCTTTTTTATTGATCTTGGTTTCCAGTCCCATAAATTCTACTACTATGTCAGATGCTCCGATAGCTACAACTCTACAGCTGATTGTTTCACCAGCTTCATGTTTTATTAGATCTGCTTTTCTTTTAATTTCCATAGCAGCTAATCTTGATGCTACAGCTATTTTTTCATCTTCTTGGATGCCTACAACTATAAAATCTATTTCACTTCCCACTAAACTTCTTAAGACACTTCTATCTTCTCTAACATTCATAACAAATGATGGAAGTATTATTTTATAGCCATCAAAATCTTGTATTATTGCACAATCCGTAGGTTTTTCGTTAAACGATCTTTCTTCTATTCCAGTTATATGTGCTGTTAATATTTTTTTTGAATGTTTACTTGCAAAAATTTCTGTTCCTTTATTCATTGACATCTTCTCCTTTTATGATTAAATTTTCACTTGCATATATACAAGAACTGAAAATAGTATCTAAAAAATTAGACCTTGAGTATATTTTTTTATATATACAAAATTAAGTATTTATTATTCCTTTTTAAAAAATTGTTGCAACTAATTTTTCCCTTCATCTGTATATATACGAAAACTAAAAAAAATATCTAAAAAAATTAGATTTTTTAGCATATTTTTTTTATATATACAAAATTAGTATTTATTATTCTGTTATTAGAATTTATTACAAAAAAGAACAGTAGCTATTTTAATTAGCTACTGTAGGAACTAGTAATATATCTCCAGGATATATTAGTTCATTTACATTGTTTTTTATTTGAATTTTTATTTTAATTTTTTTTACTGGCATTGTATTAGTTGCATATTTTTTAGCAATTCCTTCTATAGAATCCCCATTTTTAACTTTATATTCTTTGTATTCTATATTGTTATTGTATCCCAATAATTTTTTGTTTTCTATTTTTATAGTTGCTAATAAACTAATTGTTAAAATTGTTAGCAATATTGCAATTTGTTTTTTGAATGTTTTTTTCATTTTTAAATTCCCCCTAATTTTAGCTATTATTAGCCATAATTTATACTCTAATTAGTTATTATTACTTTTTAATTTTTTGTTGTATAAAATATAGATATTTAAATATATAAGAAATAAAAGCAGCAAAGCTATTTAATCTAATTAGCCTTACTGCTTTTATTTTTCCTTTTAGAAGAAGGAATTGTTTATCTAATAAGCCCTCATAAAGATATATATAAATATGCTAAAAAATTAAAAATATTTTATATCTATATATTTATATATACCTATCCTCTAGTTAGGGTCTAAAATTTGTACCCTATTTATAAATAACTTTGAATGCATTTTTATTACCTAGTCAATATATAGATATTTCTTTAATTACAGCTACATTTCTATTAAGCTTACACGTATTGAATGGTAAAGCTACAATCTTATTACTTAAAGTTCCATATATTATGCCATCTACTTTTTCATCAATACTTAATATTTCTTTTATTTCTTTTTTATTCATCAAATTATTATTAAACAAAATTACATCACTCTTTTCTTTTATTTATCTATAAAAGTTATAGATACAAAAGAAAAGAATCACACCAACTTAATAAAAAATTAAATTGGTGTGTCTTTATACTATTTTATTTAATTGAAAAAGTCATTTAGTGATATTTGATTTGAATTTTTATTTGATTTTTTATTAGTTTTCTTGCTACTAGTAGTTTTTTCATTTTTTATCATATCTTCTATATTACTATCTTTAATCATATTTTCTATATCTTTATTTATTGAACTTATTGGTTCTATATCATCTATAGGAGATTTTTTGTGATAAGAAAAATCTTTTCCTTTTGACCATTCGGGTTCAAAGTCTGTTATTTCTATAGGCCTAAAGTTCTTGCTTAATGGATGAAATTCGTAAGATCTTTTATCTAGAATTAATGGTTTTTGACCTTTCAGCATTAGTATTTCTTTATCTGTAGGAAACTGTAAAATTTCATCTGGATTTAACAGGTTCCTTTTAGTTGCTCTTGTTGTATTTTTCCCAAAATCAAATAATCCTTCTAAGCCGCCGCTTTTACTATTTGAGGAGTCTTCTACGGTTGTTATTCCTAATAATTTTGAAACAAATTCAGCTGTTAATAAATCTGTACATCCTAAAAATAATTTACTATCACAGTTTCCTATTATTTCGGACCATCCAAAATTGGGATATCTATTTTGAAGCTGGGCTATATTTTGGAATATAACATGGCAATGAACTCCTCTAGATCTCATTGTACTTATTTTCTTTTGAAAATCTGGAATGCTTGCTATATTAGGGAATTCATCTAACATAAAATATACTTCAGGATCACATTTACCACTATGCAGGTCCGCATAATTGACTAAATTTATAAATAGAAATGAAAAAAATAGTCCACTTAGAAAATCAAATGTTGAAGTCATATCTGATGTTATACAAAAATATGCGCATGGTTTTTTTGCAGGAGCGCTTAGATCTATATCGCTGGTCTCTGTTAATGCTTGGACAAGTTGGTTCTGAAACACTTGTAGCCTAGTCCCTAATCCTATTATCATACCGCTTCTTACATTATCAGCACTTTGGCTAAACAATTTGTATGGCTGCTTAGCTGGATGATCACCAGGTAGCGCACTAAATAATCTGTCCATTTCTTTAACATCTTTACCTGCTAATAAAGAATACATCTCTCTTAGATTTCTTTCGCTTTCAGGTAATTCATATATAACATATAAGGTTAGTGCTTTTAATAAGTTCTGTTCTCCCTTTTCCCAGAATTCATCACCCTTTGAACCAACAGGTTTTGTATTATCTATTATTGTTTGTGAAAATACTTGAGCAGATAAATCATCAGTTACTTCATTCAAAGGGTTCCATCTATGAGAGTTCTTCATATTAACTAAATTAAATACTTTCACATCATATCCTTGACTTTCGAGAAATACTTTTAAATCTCTCATTAATTCACCCTTAGGATCTGTTATTACCATGCTTTTCTTATTCTGGACAAGTTGGCATACTACTGTTCTTAAATAGAATCTAGATTTACCAGTACCAGGAGCACCAAATATAGCTACATTCTTATTGAATTTCCATGTATCAAATGGCAGAGCTACATTCTTTCCATTTAAAGCTCCATAGATTATTCCATCTACTCTATTTCCTATGTTTAATAATTGCTTTGCTTCTTCTTCATCCATCCAATTAGCAGTTCCATGTGTTCCGTTATCTTTTAAGTATTTTACATTGTTATTTATTCCTTGTTTTTCTTTATTTAAAAAAACTATTATGGCAATTAATATGGCTGCAATAATTATTATAGAGAATACAGATAACCATAAGCTTGGATTAATAAAAAAATACTTTAATGTAGTAAATGGTTTTTTATAAAGTTCGTTATATTTTAAAACCTCAGTTATTTTTCCTTTATTCTTAGGGTCTAGCATATTTTTAGTTACTAAAATTGCTGGGGTAGTAGCATATATCATGGAGAAAATATAAAGAACAGTGTATATAATTTTTCTAGTTGATTTTTTTAAAGCCTTTTTTAAAATATTTAATATATTCATTATAAAGTTTCTCCTCTTCTACTAGGACAAGTCTCATACTTTATAGGAAGAATATTTATATTTTCATGTAAAACTGTCTTATAATATTGCTCCATTCCCTTTAGACAAAAAACATTGATTTTCTTATGTGTAAAGTTACTAGCAAATGAATTTAAGTATTCCATTTTTGCGATATCTATAAGTAATAGACTGGTATAGTAATTGCTTTGATCTTCATATTCAAATAAACTGTTGCTGCAAGTGGATGCATTCTTTAACAGTTGCAAAACTTCCATATTAATATCCTTAGAGCCATATTCATTTAGTAGTTTAATGCTTAACTTCCCTGTTGGGACAAGTAACAAGCTATGTCTTCTTAATGCATTTATAGGCATTTGTTGTATTATTTTAAAGCTATTTATAAAGATAATTACTTTAGTACAAATGTTTTTATCTAAACTTTTAATCTCGTATTGTGCATAAGTTAATTGTTTTTTATTTAATCTATTATCTAAGTGATAAACAATAAATTCTTCTTTCCTATCATTAGTTAAGGAACCTACTGTTTGACATACCTGATTTAGATTTTTGCTAGTTTTTACTGCTTGGCTATTTTGTATTTCCCAATTATCTAATTCTGTGTATATGCCGGCTATTTTGGACAATTTTCTTGCTTTGCTTTTATCATAAACTGGAGGGTTTATTTCAATATTTAATTCTTTTAATATTTCCTTGCTCTTATATCCTAAAGTAACAAAGCCATGCTTACCTATAACATAATTTTCTTCTTTTAATTTCAATAATCTTTGCTTATAGTATTCTTTACCATAAAAATTCTGAAGCCCCCTTACATTCAGTGCACCAAATTTGTTCAATGTTTTTAAAAGCTTTATGTCTCTTTCTTGTAATTCAACCATCTGCATCTACTCCTTTTATTCCGGTTTTATATTCAGTTATTATTTCATTTTTAAAGTTTTGGGTGCACCTATTTAAAATTTTGCTTACCATTATCAAAATGGGATATTATATAACTAATTTGAAAAAGGAGCTTTACTTTATTTTGCTTTATACATATTCTTATAGTTTTAATATAAATAAATTGGGGAAGTGCTTTTCTAGGAGCTATGCATTTTATATAGATAGTGCCCTACTCTTGGAAAGATAGGTATAGAAGAGAATATATATTTTTAGAATATCTTTTCATTATATTTATTAAATTTAAGATATTTTTTGAGCATAGATAGTTATCCTACCTATTTACGAAAGTAAAAAAATAGCTAGTTAGTTAGATGTTTATAAAGTTATTTTTAAAAAAATAGTTATATATTAAATTTATATTAGGACAAGAAGCAGTTTAAAGTAATATATTATTTATAAGGATATTAAGTAAAAAGAATAATATAGTATTTATATATTTTTTTTAAAAGCTATGTTAAGAGAAATAAGAATAGCAACATAATATAGGACAAGTAGAAAAGACCATGAAATTATATAAAAATATAATTCATGATCTTTAATAGGTCCCTAAAGATTTATAATATTAATTTTATTTTCATATGTTGTAATGAACATCTCGGTATATTCATTATTATCTTTTTCAATATCAACTCCATCTACCATATAGCTTAAATGTTTATAATCATCGTCAATAATTAATGCGCTATATCTTATGCCATCTATAAGAAACTTAATAAAGCGATTTTCTACATCGGACCAATGTCTTATGTGAAATTTGATTTTTACAAATATTTTCTCATGGGTTTTCTCTAAATTAAGAGATTTAATAGCATATACAATAGTTCCTATCCAATATTGCTTTATAAATGTATAGTCTTTTTTACGTATCTTAGTAGGTAAAATGCCTGCAATTTTAATAGATATGATATTATTTTCATATTGTACTTTATGATTTAAAACTTGACTTTTATCTAGTGGACAAGAAAAGAAAGCAGCCTTTTCAGTATTATAATTTAGCAGGGTATTTACTATAATTTGAAGATTGTAAGTTATAGAATATAATTCCCTATAAGAATCCAATAATTCTTCTTCTTGGGGTACTAAATATTTAGAAATGTTATTACTATATTGTTCAAGTTCTGGAACTAATGATTTAACCTTATTGAGCAATTCATCTATCTTTAATTTATTATTAATAATATAGGTAAACAT